AACCTAGCAAGGAACCTAGCAAGGATTGCGCCGAACTTTGAAAACTGAATCAATCTTTTGTGGGAACGGCTCAAATGTTCCCGCTTAATCTAGGCAAGTGCAACAAGCCCATCGTGGTTATAAATCAGCAGTCTACCGGAACGGTAAAGCACCTAGAAAGTTTGATTCAGTCGGAAAAATTCGGCGGTGTAGGTAGCACCGATTTAAAAAAATCCAGCGCTTGCAAATGGGCGTCAATCGTGCATTCCGCACGCAATCAAACACACTTGCTATCCTACCGTATAGGTTAGAAAGATACGGAAAACAGGAAACACGGCTTGACCGTTTAATCACTGTTTTGGTTTTGGCAATGCAAGCCGAAAAAACCTAAAAAAGCCGTTTGTCCGATTAAGGCATAGAGGGCAAACAATCCGCATTCACCGGATACTAGAACGCATTGTATGCACACAAAAACCGTTGTACAGAAAAGAGGGCAACGGCCATACATTGCAAGACTAGACAAGTAAGGGCAAGAAAGAAAGTACAGTTTGCGTATACTACAAACTAACTTTTGTGGGTTTATATCCACGGGCTACACGTTGCAAGGTTTATACTTTGCTTGTATGGTTTATGCCATACTCTATTGTAACAAAGTCAAGTGTAGTTTGCAAGGGCTGTACAGCAAAGGTTTTTTATCTGTTTTCCAGCAAATTAAACAGACACAAAAGGTGTACATACTTTGCCCTTTTTAGGGCAAATCATAAGCTCATAAGCAAGGCGTTTTGTCTAGTTTGTGGGCTTTGATTTGCGCTAAAACGCAAAACCATACGACTATACACAATTCAGAACACAAAGAAAAGAGGATTATTATGCGTAAAGTCATCACTATGCCCGAATTCCGCACCGCTATTCAAAACAAAACCGTTGATTCTTTCAACGCTTGCGATTTGCTGGACTTGCTCAACAATTCCGCCGAAATGGCAACGGCAAACGGCAACGAAACCGCTGATTTAATTAAGGCTATTGCGGACAACAACAAGGCCGAAAACGAAACTATTTGCACCGAAAAGTGCAAGACTTTGATTGCAATGGAACGCGCCGAAATGTTCCGTACCTATTGCGTAAACCCAACTTATACAGGCCATAAATTCAGCGGTAAAAAGAACGACAAAACCGGCAAATATGAATTGACTGAATCCGCTATGCGCATCAAGTTTGCAAAGCTGGAAAAGGTTTACCGTGATACCACGGGCAAAAAGTATGATACCCTTTGCCGTTCCGACTTTTACGGCAAACTTGTTATGCTTTTCAATGGCTTTATGGCTGAATCCCTTTGCACTGATTTGACGGCAAACAAGCCTGTTCGTTCCGAAAAAATGCTTGACGCGCTCAAAAATGCACAGCTTGAATGCTTTACCAGCAACAAGAACAACAAAGAAACCCGCCTTGCACAGTTGCAAGCCATTTACAACGCTATTTTGCCTGAAACCATGACGGCAAAAGCACTTTCTTGTGATATGGCTTATATCAAGACGGCATACACTAAGGCAAAAATGGGCACTGTTACCACGTTGAACGACAACGCACTGATTGACGAAATTATTGTAACTATCGGCTATGCACTGTCCTTTGATGAATCTACCGGCAAGCGTTCTCGTACATACGATCTTCAGAGCAAGTCTGCCTTTTTTAAGAAAGCAAGGTAAGTAAGCTACATCTAACCTAATAACACTCTGGGGCGGGCAATAGTCCGCCCTACTCTTGCAAAATCGGTTTGCCGTGACGTGGCGCAAGAGCTTTCTAACCAAATGACCGATATTTCCGCACGAAAAGTGCGCCTATTTTCAGAAAAGGAAGTGAACACAATGAAAATTTCTTTGCATCAAAAGAATACACCTGTAGTGTTTCGTGGTGTATCTGTTCCGGCAAATTCCATTTACGGAACAATTAAGGCAGAGAATTATAACTTTGTCTTTGTTTCAATGCCTAAAATAGATTCTTTCGACAAAATGCCTTTTGTGTTCTACCAGAACGGCAGAATCGTTAAAAATATTTATTCAGCTATGCTTGAATCTGCTATTTCTCAGAACGTGAAAAGCCTTGCAAATGACGGAAAAATCACGCTCACATACTGGAATCATAAGGCAGAACAAAGGGCAGAAATGCGCATTGTAGAACGTGAAAACAAGCGTAAATCAGAGCGCAAAGAATGGCAAGAAATTCGATCCGCACAGAAAAACCGTGATTCAGCTGGGCACAAACCTAGCAAACACACAAAAGCAATGCGGGCAAAGCCTAACTTTTATACGGCAGAATACAACGATCTTTCTAAACGTATCTATGGTGAATCCATTGATATGAATGGGACGGTCAGACGTTGTCGGAATAGAACGGCAGAATACATGGACGGCAGCGGATTAGGAAAATTCCGTGGTGATATGCGTCCTTTGAATCCGCAAATGCCTTTGAAATCCGGCAAAAAGGCAAGGTGATAGTATGGCTATGAATCCCTTGTCAGAACGGCAGAACCATGCTATAATTGTACCATCAATAAAAAACAAAGGTGGTGCGATTGTGGGCAGACCTAGCAAATATGATAACATGAGCAAAGAAGAAATTCTTGCAGCAATGCGTGAACGGCAGAAAAAAAACGCCTCTTATCAGTGGAAAAAGACTTGCACTCTTACTTTACAAGAAGGCGAAACGCTTGAAAATAACTTTCTTGCAAAATTTGAATGCGATAATGTTTCTCAGCTTTTGAAAAAAATCGTTCATGGTGAATTGATTATTTCTCAGGCAGAGCCGTCAGAATCCAACTAAGAACCACAATAACCCAACAACAACGTCTTGTGAATTTATCGCAAGGCGTTTTCTTTATGCCATGTTTTGTATAATTATGCAAATATTATGCAAAATATGCAAAAATGAAAACACGTCAGAAAGGAAAAATATTATGATTCTTGACTGCTATATCATCCGTGAGTATTTGCCGAATGGCAAGCATACTGATCACGGCTATTATGAGCGTCAAGAAATGCTTGACGCTGCATCCGATTTTATCAGTATGGCAGGGGAAAGTTAAGAGGTTTAGAACTATGTATGATTTGCGTGAACACAAGGAACTGATTAGCCGGTTGGTTTCCGAGGCCAACCAGAACGACCCCAACTGGGAGTGGTCGGTCAGACGCCTCAGCAAGAACGTGGCCTGCATCTTCTGGGGTTACCTCGAATACTGCGATGAAGCGGAGTTATCGTTTTCAATCAAGCTCGGCGAAGCCGATGGCAGATGCTGGGTTGAGGCTCGTAACGAGCACGGCTGGATACTGGAAAGTGAGATTGTAGCTGACAAGAACTTTCCATTCTTGAACTACCCGATTGACAATGCCGTTGAGAAGATGGTTCGCTGCATCGTCAACACCGCAAAATGCTGGATTGAATAAGAGAGGAGAACAAAAATGAAAACCTTATTGATGCTCTTTGGTTACACCGCCTATCAGGCCGGATGTATTGCACCCATGATGTGGTTTTTTATTCTGGGTGCCGTCATTATGGGAGTGGCAGAATGGAAAGGGTGGTTAAACTAATGAAAAAAGAAGATCTGGTTGCTCTTGACGTCGGCAACGCCTACACGATACTGTTCAACAAGGCAAATTATTACATGCCCTATATTGTGGCGTGGCATTTTGACCCGTATTCCTGCACATGGGATCAGGGTCACTATTTTGAATCCCTGAAAGATGCAAAGAAATTCTTTGCAGAGCAAGAACGCAACAATGCAAACTGTCGTTATTGTGAAAAGATGGATTGTCCCCATCGTGATGCACTCAGGCGTTTGCCCCGTGAATATGGTGGTTTGGGTCTTTGCAAGAACTTTGAGTAAAGGAGAATGAAAAGCATGAAAAAATATGTCATGTATGAATCGCTTGGAACATGGTACATCACCACGGCAGAGAACCACAATCGCTATATCGAGGATGCACGGCAGATTCACAATCTTGGCCGTGATTTCGAGGAGGCGAAAGCTATTGTTAATTACAATTGGCACGGCTTTGATGATGTTGAAATTATTAAGAGGTGAGAACTATGACCGCAAAAGAGTATTGCAAGAGCCATCCGGTAACTGCTTACGATAGCAGCTATGGCCGGTGCGGTGGGTTTCAGATCCACGGCGATATCGAATACGGCATTGACGATTACCTTTACGGTATGTCCGGTGTGCTGTGTGAGGATGAGAAATATTTTCACTACCATCACCTGAAGATTCACGAAACGATGTCCGGCAGATTTTACGTCAGATGTTTCGGCAAGCGAATCTATCTTGATGAGTGTATGAGAGTGTAAAGGAGAATACAAGATGAAAAAGGGTCAATGGTTCATGAACGATGAGACCGGTGTTATCACCAACATTCATCGTGAAGCTGTCGAATGGTATCGGCAGGGTGCAAACATTTCCATCTGGATCAACGGCGTGGTTGTGTGCCGTTGGAGTCACTAAGAAAGGAGAAAATGAAAATGAGAGCAAGTGTCGAAGTTTACGAAAATAACGCAGGCGGTATTTATGTTGCCGTCTTTGGTAAGAACGGCCTGGAGAATCTATTCGTTGTTGCTCCTGATGGTAACGAAACTAGAATGACAAGAGTATTCTATCAGGAAGCACTATATGGATTCTCTGGTGTAGATGACTATAATGCAGAAAATTTCTCTGGGCTATCCATGGACGATGCTTATGATGATATCTGCGGTGGCAGCAACCTGATCGCAGAGTTTTATGACAATCAGGTTGTAAACTTGTATCCGGCAGACATGAACATTGCTGGAATGAGGTTGTTTGGTATGGCTTGATCGTACATTTACAAAATAGTCATGAATAAACAACGTATCAACGAACTAAAATGTGACGTTAATAAAATCTACATTTTAGTGCTTGACAAAACAAGTGGTATCCTGTATCATGTAGCTAGAAATGGTAGTCCGTCAGAGGACTTTTATTTTTACTGTGTAGCTAAGTTACACAGGATACTCAAGAAGAGGAGAGTCAACTGCTATGGCTATGTATAAAACTAAGAAGGATGCAGCTTACGCATGGGTTCAGGAGTTCAATGCGATTCCTCAGAGCGTGATTGAAAAGCTCGCCAAGGTCGATTTGGAAGAGAATGGCGAAGGCATTACTGAAATCACGCCGCCGTCTTGTGGTGATCGTATCTATATCTTTAGCGGTGACCACTATGGTGAAAATGGTGAGATTCGGAGCTACAACGAAGATGATAACACTTACAGAATTTGTCTCGACGGCACTGGCGAGGAAGTTGATGTCAGAGAAGATGATTTTGAAGTCGAGCGTGACGACTTCTTTCCGATGTGGGGAACGATGTGGCAGTTTAGCGACGGTTGCGACAACTGGTGGCTTGAAAATCATCTTCAGGAAATGGCAGATTGTGGATTCCGTATCTACGAGCAAGAGGATTTTGAGTACATTTTCGGCATTGATGGTTGTGGCTACGACTTTTATGAGGCTCATTGGATTCCGCTTTATGAAAAGCGTGGATTCCATTGGGACGATGAGACTGTAAAGGAGATGGAAGAAAATGCGTAAGACGTTGCTTGAACGGCTTTTGGATGCCGGATATCCGAAAGCAGAAATTTATCATCATATGTCTGACCTTTATGTTTTTGTAACACCGTTGACTACAAAAATTATTTCAGAATGGCGTGATGAAAATGGGTATACAATGAACTTGCATTGTGCAAAATTCGTGGATCAGATTACGGGGAACATGATGTACGACTGTGCTTTTCAGTATTACGAGGTGGAAGAAAATGACTGATATGCAAGAAATGATGTGGGATGTTCTCTGTGAAATGTCAGGTGAAGATGTCGCAAGAGTATTTACCAACTATTATGGTAATCAGCTTTTGAGCAACGACTTCCATAAATTCCTTATTGACGAGGGATATATGGCTTCTGAAGAAGGGTGGGTTGGCTGATGATTATTGATTTGATTCTCGACCGTAAAGACGGAAGGCACTACAGCGCACACGATTTCTATATTGAAATCAGAAAATATGAACGTTTGGGTGTTGGCACTCACGGCGAGGATATTTCTATCGCAATGGATTACGGTGATAACCGTGATGTGCAGCGTGTTCTGTGTCAGTACATCCAGCGCAATGGATACCCGGCAGACATTGAGGACTACATAAGAAGTCAGATCTGGGTAGTGTGAGCAGCAGATGCTAGGTGATTAGCGGTACTAGGGCAGATATAACCGCTACCAATGCAAAAGCATAAAAATATAAAAAGGAGCGACTGATATGGAAACAATGTACGACCGCATTAAGCGAATGGATAAGCATGAGCTTGCTGAGTTTATCTATGTTGTTTATCAAGCTGGTGTTAGAGATGGTGAACAAAATCTTTGTGATTCTCCTATGGGATTTTTTGGTTGTTGTTACTTCCTTAATGATAATGCAAAAATATGGATGCCGAATGATAAGCTCAAAGACCTTTATGATGCTTTTTATATCTAAAATCATGCTTTTATGAGGTGAGAAAAATGGAATCTACAATTACTTATAGTGTCCATGGTTGGGAAAACAAAAACAGCTGGGCCACATTTTCTAAGGATGGATATAAAACCAAAACTCGTGCGCTTCATAAGATGCAACGCATGATTGATGGCGGTTGTTTTGCAATGGTAAATCTCAGGGAAGAATCCGTTTATCTCAGAGACGAACACAATGACTTTTCTACAAGCAGTGTGATTTATTCTTGGGACAACGAAAAAGGTTGGACTAAATGTGATGGAAAGGACGTGACAGAAGATGACCAACACTGAAAAGAACATTATCCTTATGGCTCTTTCTTTCTATCGGCGTAAGCTGATGGATCAGAGTGTTTCATTCCTTAGAGCTGGCAATCACGAGGATGCAAAGCAGTCAACGATGGAAGCGGCCAACGTGAATGCATTGGTGATTAAGTTTACAAGAGAAAAGGAGCTTGCAATATGAATAGCGAAAATAAGATTATTGTGACCAGCTGGAATGGAAAGTCCTGGAAGATGACGCCTGAACAGATTGAGGCGGCATACCGTTATAGAGAATTTCAGTATCGTATCAGCGATGCAAAAAATCAGATTGAACTTAATATTGATTTGATTGAAGCAAAATATGGTTATTCCTACGATGAAGCGATTGAGTATGCAGAAGAATTAGCAGAGTGCTTTAATGAAAATTTTGATTGTGATGTACCTGAAAACGATGCGTGGAGCAACTGTATCGAAGAAGTATTTAGCTCTCTTGATAGAGTAGGAAAGATTAAACAAAAGTTGGAACGTAATGGATATTGGATTGATGAACTTGAAAGTTCTGATGGTGATATTCGTATTTGTTCTAATTTGAGTAGTCTTCCGATGTATTTTGATTCGTGGAAGGAAATTAAAGAATGGATTGATGAGGTGGCAGAAATTGACTGATCCTTGCCGTTACTGTGTGGCACCTGATCGTTATCCTGGTTGCCACGATCATTGTGAGAAACTAAAAGCCCATCGTGAAAGTGACGAGTATAAGAAGCTGTGTGAATACAAGAATACATACCTAAAAAGCCATTCGACAGCAAGTTCTTCCCAGATTAACAAAGCGATGCGGTATTTCAAATATAAAGGTTATAGCCTTTATGGATTCAAGAATGTTGGGAGTGTGTAAAATGTGGGATTTAGTTGAAAATGAATATTCTAAAAAATATGGAATTGGGTGCGCAACCTTTTTTCGTGACAAACAATTAAAAACAGCAATGGTTATGTATAAATATAATGGCCGTAGCGTTATGTTTTGCTATTCCGAGTATGATAATAAGATTCTATCTGACGGTGATAAAGACGAAATTGAGATGACAATTAAAATGAAACTCAACTTTTGGAAGGATTAACTATGTGGGATTTAATTGAAGATGAATACTCTGAAGAATATAAAATCGGAAGAGCAAAGTTCAAGAACAAACAAACAGGTCATTACTTCACAATCATGTATATGGTATTTAGTTTTTATGTTTCTTTTTATTATCCAGAGTATTCTTTCTTTTTTGTTCTTCCTACCGCAAGAGATAAAGAAGAAATGAAAGAAATTATTATTTTAAGACACTCTAAAACTTTGGAGGATTAACTATGTGGGATTTAATGGGTAACAATTATTCAGAAGTATACGGTATTGGATATGCTTTACTGAATGGAATTTCAGCTGGATTTTATGTGAGTGTCATGTACAAGGATCTTGGAGATAAAATTCACTTCTATTATCTTGATAATGCTCCTTACGGAGAACTCGATGATAATACCAAAAATAAAATTGAAGATATTATCCGTGATAACCTTAACAAGCGTCATATTTTTGGGGAGGACTGATCATGTGGGATCTGAGGGAAGTTCACGCTTGTTTTGATGGTGAAGGTTGGGTATGGAATGAATCTTTTCATCACAAGAATGTGTTCGTAGGAGAGAATGAAGATCCGAAAGAAATCTTTTGGCAGGAATGTCAGATATTCTTTCTTCAGGATTATCTAAACAAGTGTGAAATCGTGGATGATGGCGATATTCTGGAACTTCAATTGAAAGGTTCTGGTGAGCCGGTTCTTGCTATGGTGATTGCAGAGTAAAGGAGAATGAGTTATGAAAATTCACCCTAAATATATTGATGTTTTGGAATCGCTGGATTGGCGCGTATGTGACTATACAGGTGATGGCAGAGTTGAAATTGAAAATTATTCTCCAGCAGGAGAGGACTTAATCGTTTGTGTGGAGGTTGAAAATTTTCCTGAATCAGTTTATGAGTATGCCTGTGATTTTGATGCTGATGAGCACGCAGAGATGTGGGTGGGGCATCGTGGTAAAGGCGGTTGTCCTTCTAGTGTCAGAGAACTTATTGACGACGCTGATGCTATTAAAGAAATGTTGAAAGAATTAGCTAATAGACTTATGGAGGTGGAATAAATTATGACTCGTTTTTATCTTAATGCGGGTGCTCTTGGCCGTTGGATGCACCAGAATAAAGCACAACACGCTGGTGCTTATGTCGAAGGTGTTTTGGTTGATAGTTTTGTTGTTGAAACAAAGCGTGGTGTTGCAGCTATCTATGAACACGCTCTGAATGAGTGGACCAGTAACTATTATGTTGAGTTCACCGATTATAAGAACGGTTTTAAGAACGGAGAGGTCGATAAGATTTGGTCTGATTGGTACGCTTTTGAAGAAAAGGCTAGTGCATAAGAGGTGAATGTCTATGAATGATGTTGAAAAGATTATCAATGCCTTGAAGGACGAATATTCTTATTGCCAAGATATTGCTTACACTGCACTAAAAGAAAGCGATGAAGAGAGAATGACATGGTATTATGGCAAAGCAAACGGAATTAAAAAGTCTATTGAAATAATCGAAAAAATGAAGAATTACGGAATCATTTTGTAAAAGGGAGATTTTAGATATGAAAAACCTGTATTGCTACGACAATGAAATCATAAAGTGGATCTACGGTGATAATCTGTATTGTTTGCATATCCAGCACGATGATGAAGCAGATAATAATCCTCGTTGGTGGGATGACCATGATTCCACAATGGCCTGTTTCCATTCTCGATACAATCTGGGTGATAAGATTGATGCAAAAACACCGGAAGAGTTTTGGAATGACCTGGTTTACAAGTATTGCTCTGATGAAGAAATTCTGGATGCACTTTTTAACATGAAACTGGAAGAATCCTGTGTGGTTATTGACAACGATAACAGTAGTATTGAAGAAACTCGTTATGCGATTTGTTGTCGTGAAGATCAAGCCAATCCTTGGGATAGTAATTTGAAATACAATGAAATTGCGACGTATGCTCATGGTGATTTTTCTATTCGTGATTGTCAGATTCTTCTTGATAAGCATATTGCATGGCTTCCTCTTTGGCTGCATGACCATTCTGGCTTGTCTATGGATTGTGATACACGGTTCAGAGGTTCGTGGGACGATAGCAATGTTGGTTGGATTGTAACCGCTATTACGGATGGTTCGGATAATACCAAAAATGAGGCAGAACGAATCATGCGTGATGAGGTAAAGACTTATAGCGATTATCTTTCCGGTGAGAATTACGGCTATATGCTTTACAAAGAAGATCACGGAGAATGGAAGGAGATTGACAAAGCATTCGGATTCATCGGTTCCGATGTACTTGAAAACGGTATCATATACAGCGCTGGTTGTGGCCTTGAAAAAGCATTAAAGGAAGATCGGTGCCGTATTGGTGATGCAGAGAAGGTTTTGACCGTTACTTATAATTTTGATAAGGTATAAATTATGACATATATTAGAGAGATTGATGGAAAATGGTATGCTTTTGCAGCAAACACCGATAACGGTCAGGTCTATTCTATCGGAAAAGATAATCCGAAAGATGGGCAGTGGTTTGCAGGTTTAACTGATAGTGGAATCAAGTACGTTGCTTCTCCTTGCCCTTCTCGTAAGGCAGCTTACATGAGAGCGATGAGAAACGGTTCATACGGCGGAGTGCTGTAAAAGTTGAATTTTAGGAGGAAAATAAAGATGGATGACAACATGATGGAACGTCAGATTGCTGATTATATGGTAGAGTATGGCACTAAGAATACAAATTATGGCACATGGGTGTTTGAGGTTGATGAACTGGCGAAAAAGTTCAATATTACAGAGAAATGGATTCAGGAACATGAAGATGGTATTATGTCTGAGCTGTATCTCAGAGAAGAAGTGGCTGACGTTGAACGTGAATTAAGCGGCAATGATATGACTATCACACTTTTTGATGTGAATTTCTACACCGACTATTGCCCTAACTATATTGAAGACGAACAGGAAAAGGATGATGGCGTAGATCAATATTGGTTTGCAGAAACTCGTTGGTGTACCGATGATATTATCGGTATTGCAAAAGGCAATGGAATTGAAATGACTCCGCAGCAAGCAGAACAGTGGTGGAAAAAGAATGAAAACTGGTTCAAAAATGCTCTTGTTGAATATGGCAATGAAGTGCTAGAAAATGTAAATTTTGATGAGGTATAAAACATGAAAATGAATATTGATATTGATATTGAACGTGTTGGAAGTGGTTTGTTTAACGTCTATATCAGTGATAATGGAAACTCTGGTGCCGAATACAAAAATGTAGATTGCGATCAAATTGGTGAGTATGTAGCAGATTTGATTGATTGTTTGGAAGAAAGTTATGAGGTGTAAGGTATGAATTATGATAATGGACCTTGCTGGTTGTGTATTGAGAAATCTTGTAAGAATTGTCCATGCGCTGTTGCGGAAGCATATGAAAATACATATTTAGATGCACAGTGGATGCAGAAGTTAAGTTGGAATAAAGATGATTGCGATAAATTTGTTGAGCGTCTTTGGAAAGAAAACACAGATATCGCATGGACCGAAAATGAACGTGGAGAATTAGTTCTTGATCAAAATTGGAGAGGCTTTCCCGTTGGCAGTTTCACACAGGATGATTGGTTCCGTTGGGTGGATGAGTTCCATAGTAAGGGTGTCGGTTGGGTTTATGAGAACATGAGTGCATGAAAGGAAGAATATTATGTGGTGTGTTATTGAGTGTAGTTGTGACGGTGAAATTTTTGAGCCTGATTTCTTCGATAGTAAAGAAGAAGCGGCAGAATTTATCAAGGATGATGTAACTGAATGCTATGAAAATGTTAGTGATTTACCAGAAGCTAATATTTTTATTGAATCTGATGGACTTTCTGCCACAGTGAATACAGACGAATACAGCTGGGGCTGGAAAGCGTTTGATATTTCTGACAAAATTTAAAAGGAGAGTTTTATTATGGTTACATACAAAATGGTTTCGCTCTATGAGAAGTACAAAACTGAATGGATGCTTGAACACGATATTACCATGGATGAGTTTATTCGAGAGCTTGATAATTTTCGTATCGAACGAGAACAGGACGGCGTTGAGTTTAACAGTATTGAAGATGTTGTAAACAGCTTTGAAGCTGACAGCAACGGCTTTGATGGTGAAATCTGGGCTTGCTATGACGAATGGCAAGACAATGAATTTTTTGAAGAACTGTGCGATCGTGTTCGTGATAAGGTTTGTATTGACTGGGGAGAAGAAGCGGAAAACCTTGTGTTTCATACCCCTGTTGATGGTCATGAAAACGTTGTGCTTTCTCCTGACGAAAATCATGACGATTGGGGAGAAATTGTTGCGGAGTTCATTCTTTACGGCGACTATACAACAAATGAAAAGGACGAAAGCGAGAAGTTCCGCTCTGTTCTCATTACGTGGCTTTGGCTGAATGATGAGAAAGGAAACGCTTATTGATGTATTACCATCTTGAATATTCCGTTAAACACTTTATGTACGGCGATACATACAGAGGGCATGAAATCTATCCCACAAAAGAGCTGCGCGATGCGGAACTTGACTGGATGAAAACGTGTTACAGCAAGCCGACAGAGCTTGTCTATACAACGTATGAAACCGAAACACTTTGAAGATAAGATAATAATATAAAGGAGAATAAATATGAGTAATTTGAAATATAGCTGGAAATACGGGGAAAACGAATATCAAAAATATTACGATGTTTATATTGGAAAAGATTATCTTTGTGTCTGGCAAAACAAATGGGAACCTGATATTTGGATGGGGATGTCCCGTGATAAAACGATTCATAACAAAACAAAGAATAATAAATATCGTCGCAAAGAAAAACTTCCCTTGAATACACATTGGAGCGAACTGCGATGTGACACTATTCTTTGTAGTATTGATCCTGTTTATATGATGAAGAAAGTCGAATATTGTTATCGTCATAATATTGATGAAATTTCAGAATAAGGAGAACGAATAATGAGATATGACACTCAATCAATGGCGAAAATACTTTGCAGAGTGGCAAATGTTGAATACAGTCCCGACTTGGAAGAACTTTTATATCATTTGGATATCCAAGCACAGAATCCTAACAATGCAGATTTTAGACGTAATGGACTTGCTATTATTGCCAAGGCTTGCGAGAATTTAGAGAATAAATAAAATCGAGGTTTTAAAAATGTGGACTTTTAATAGAATTTATCTTCGGGAAAGTTGTATTTTGCTTGTTGAGGAGGACGGAGAAAAGAGTGCAATCACAACAAGTGCATATGACTTAATAAAAATGTACAATAACGGTGAGAGCGAATGTCCTGGTGATAACACAAAGGTTATTTATTGCTCGATTTTTAATGTAAAAATGAAATGTAAAACGTTCAAAGAACTTATGGATATGCTTGAGAAAATTGTAGCTGATTGTTGTTGAGGTTTTAGATATGGAAAATAAAGCAGTGGTTGTTGTTTATGACGATACGATGTGTAATGGTCCTTACCGTGTAGAACACAAAACAATGGAAGATGCGGTAGAGTCTGTTAATAATGATTTTGAAAGCATGATGAAAGAACTGCGAGATGAAGGCTATGAACCTGAATGGATACGTGACGGCCATCATATGCTTGAGGTTTATGTTCCGAATACGTCTATTAACGCATGGTGGGATTTTGAGTAAGGAGATTTGAAAATGGAACTGTGCGATGAGATTTGGTGCGTTATTGAATGCAGTGTTGACGGCGCAGCATTTGAGCCGGAGTTTTTTAAGAGTGAACAGGCGGCGAAGGATTTCATAAAAAGAGATGCAGAGGAGTGCATGGAAACTTATTCTGGTTATCAGGATTTTCAGATCGCATTTGACCCAGAAGGAATGGTTGCGTTGGTCGGTAACAAAGATATGAGTTGGACTTGGCAGGGATTTAAAGTGACTCGTAAGATTGAAAATTTATGTGAGGAATAAATATGAGTATGAATATCAATGAGATTAAGGATTTTGAGCAGAAGATGATTGATAGTGCATTTATTGATGCTGTTGATTATGATCCGAAGGTGGCTGCACGAGCTGTTGGAGCACGCAAGATGAAAATGAAGGGCGTGTGCTCCTTTAATGAGTACATTAGTTATTTGCAGACCATTACCGACAATGCAAAGTTGTTCTGGAAGTATCAGTTTTGAGGTGACGATATGGATAAATTGGATGAAATTATAAAAATCTTTGAGAGTGAACGAAAATACTACGAGGATCTTTATGAACGTGCCTATACATCGGAAGAAGAAAATTACTATGGTGGTATTGTGAATGCGCTAGAATGGGCTATTCGTGTTATTGATTTGCGACGTTCTTGATAAAACAGTTCTTTTAGGATGGAGCTAATATGCATGACTATTTGAAAAATACTCTCGTAGAACAGTACGGATTAAACATCACAAGCGAATATGATGACCATAAAACGTATCAGATTGAGGCCGAGAATAAACTAATTGTAGCGTTTATCTCGTCTCCATTTGATAAGATTTTAAAGTGGCAGGTAAGATTCTCAACAGTTGCCGCTTTTGATCGGTGGTCTAACTCGAGTGCTGTATGGAAAGAATTCGATACAGAAGCTAATGTCATCAATTATCTTAAAAAAGAGATGTTTGAAATTTACGTAGAACTTTTAAAATATTTGTCTGATGAGTATAAAGAACTTTGGAATTTATTGGATGAGATGGAAGCGGAGGAATATAAAAAATGAAAAACAATTCTATGACTGTAATAACCTCTAAGCAATTCGGTGCACTGAATGTGGATGTGTACCAGAATGATAAACATCAGTATTATATGACCCGTGAACAGATTGGGCGAGCACTGGAATGTAAAGAACCTCGAAAGTACATTGCGAAGATCCATGAGCGTAATGCAGACCGTCTGGACTCCTTATCAACTGTCGTCAAATTGACGACAGTTGAAGGTGGAATCACGAAAGAGCGTGAAATTATTTGTTACAGTTTGCGTGGCGTGATGGAAATTTGCCGTCTGTCTCGTCAGCCGAAGGCAGATGCGTTTATGGATTTCTGTTGGGACATTATGGAATCTTTGATGCGTGGTGATTCCGTTCTGGCTACTCCTAAGATGGATGCTGCGTTGAGCAAGGAGTTCATTGATGCAAGACTTCATGCTTTGTTTGATAGTGTGAAGAATCTTCAGAACGAACTTGATTCTACTCGTAAGGATCTTAGTGACCGGATTGAGGAAGCGCGTGCTACCAGCAACGAAGCACTGAATGTGATTAGCAGCGTATCTCAGTGTGTTCATCAGATTAAGGACAAGCAGATGGATAACGCGATTCGCGCTAAGAACTATACTCCTCGCAATGTTTTTCAAGACGAAATGAGTGAATGGCGTAAAGATTTGTATAGCAAGATTGGTGTGATTGCAAATACCAAAGGTTACACGAATAAAGAGACGATTCACAAGATCTATGAATATCTGAATCGTAATTATGGTTTCGTTTTGGAAGATGCTCGTGCAAAGTATATTAAGAGAACGAATCGTAGTGGGAAAATCTCTACGATTGATATTATCGAAGAGGACTCCACTTGGAAATCCATTATGGGTGCTGTTGTTGCAGATATGTACGCAGCATCTATTGAACGTCTACACCAGAATCAGAATGAACTTCGTCCGGTTTTGAAGACCATTGAAGCAGTTCCTGAAGTAAATGTAAGTGATGCGCCTATTGTCAATGTAGTAGTTAAAGAAGTTGTAGAGGAAAAGCCCAAGAAGCAGAGCGAAACGGCAACTTACTTGATTCCGATCATCGAACCGTTGGCACAAAAGATTGGCGATAAAACCATTCATTATCACAAGACTTATCGCATGGTTTACAACAAAATTGGATTCACTAAGATGGAAAACATGATGAAACAGTATAAGCGTGTTCATGGTCGGATTCCGAGTCCTAAGACAAAAGTGTTCCTTGAGAATGACAAAGCTATGCGAATGTTCAAGAAAGCGGTTAAAGAGCTGATGAAGGAGCAGGAGAGTAAATAATGTATGTAATATCGAATGGTCATAACTATATTATGAAACGGAAAGGAGGTCGAATCTGCGCTACCTGTGATGTTAATTTGGCATTGCAGTTTGAATCTAAAGGACTAGCGATTTGTGAAATCAACAAGCTTCCCGCCGGGTATAAGAACGGGCACTACGCACCAAAGTTTATGGATGAAGCTACCATCGTAGGCAAGAGTCCGAATATAACGGTTCCGGCTGTAAAACAAAATACATACGCGTTTCATATGGAAGATTCTGAATGGCTGGCGGAACTTAAAAAGAATCTGGTTATCACAGATAAAACCATGTGTAATCTAAAAGAGCTGTATTCAAAAGTGTACGGTGATTTGACTGCTGCAAGTGATGAAATTGATGATCTTGAGCACGCTATTGAGTTTAAAACTGTAAACGCAGCGCAAGGCTATCAGCTTATGGCAGAACTTAAAAAGGCTCGCCGGAAGCGTAGAGAAGCTAAGGACGCAAAGCTTTTGCTTGAAATTGTTATGAATACAGAAACCAGAGAATGGGGAGATGGTAAGCTGGAAACTGCTATTGAGCAGCTTGGCACTCGTCAGTTTACTCCGAAAGTTCGTGACGATCTGTTTGAAAAGAATTGAGGTACATAAAAATGACGATTCATATTTTACACGAATGTATTGATTCTAGCGATTTTTACGCAGAAGGTAATATTATTACCATTAACAAAGATAAAGAGAAGTTGTCCGAAAAGATGTTCTTGCTTTATAAGGATTGCCGGGATTCGGAAGGAAATAGTGTGAACCAGGACGAAACGTGGTGTGATTCATGTGAGGCGTCCGTTATTAGTGAGAGCTCTGGAAATTACTATCGACATCATTGGAAAATTGACAAGTTTGAGGTGTAAATTATGATGGTATATGGAAACATAACCTGTAATCGCTGTGGCATTACATGGTATGGCCCTAAATGTGGAAAGCTCTATTGTGATGAATGTCGTAAGATAATAAGAAATGAGGCATCCATTCGATGCAAGAATAAAAAGAAACATAAACCAACATTTGTTGAGATTGTGAGAATGGCAGATGCTGAAGGATTATCTTACGGTAAGTATTGCTTAAAGTATGGAATTTGAGGTGAATGTGATGAGTGCGCTTAAAAACGAAAAGAAAATCGAAAATACTGTTGCTCTTGATTTTTCTGACTATGATTCTTTTAACAAAGAAAAACGTCAAAAGGTAGTAAAAAAGAATTATAGCCTGACTCGTATGGAAGCAAATCATGGGTCAGTTCAGCCAATTAAAGACAAAGAGGATATCAAACGTATTTCAGAATATTTCTGGATTAAACGTCAGTACCGCAACTGGTGCTTGTTTAATGTAGGATGTTGCACAGGATTCAGAGCAAGTGATTTGCTTCGTTTGAAGGTTTCTGATGTAGCAGCTACAGATATGAATGGAAAGGTTGTGGTGAATTTCAACGCAAAACTTCGTGTTAAAGAAAAGAAAACAAATAAGTATCGTATTCTTAAAGTTCCGGTCCCGGCACTAAAGTGTATTCAAACTTATATCAATATTGATGGATTGTCTTATGACGATTGGCTCTTCCCATCTCGGCAAGGCAGTTGGAAGAACTCCATGAGAACAAACGGTGGAACGAGCGTAAGCAAGTCTGATGTGTTCCGTATGTACGATGCAAATCCAAAAGAGACGGGAGATCCGCTTGATGTGGATTCTTTTGGTAGGATTATGCGTCAAGTCGGTAAGGAATTAAATCTTCCTGTCCAGCTTGGTTCTCATAGTTGTCGTAAAACCTTCGGATATCAGTTTATTGCGTCTCATCCAAATGATGTAAAAGCCTTAGCCTGGTTACAGCATAGTTTTAATCATAGTAGTCAGGCAATCACGCTTCGCTACATTGGCCTAGATGAAGAAGTAGATGACGAATACTACTCTGGAATTGATTATGGCGTGGACACTCATAGTGAAAATGAGGAGTGATTAAAAATGATTATTGGCGATGAGTCCAATGACATAGAAGAGTTTAAGGAAGGAGACTGTGTAATCTTGAATCATTTACTTGAAGGAACTGTTGAATACATATCAAAGATGGGCTTCGCAGAGGTCTTTTTCAAGACGGATTGTGGTGGCGGCTACATTCCTGTTAGCTTGAAAGAATTGGAGAAAATGATTGATGGCAAAGATGTACATTAAACTCTGGGATAGCTACGAAAGTTATTTTGAACCGCTCAGTGACGCTGAAGTGGGGCGACTGGTGCGAGCGATGATGAAATATAAGTCGCTCGGAGTAGAGCCAGAATTCAACGGGAATGAACGGTTCACTTGGCCTGCTATCAAAAGAGAGCTTGATGAAGATGCCGCTTATACAAAAAAGAAATCTGATATTGGAAAACTTGGCGGTGCTCCGTTAGAAAATAACAATGCAGAAAAGAAAACAAGCAAAAACAACCAAAAACAAGCTGGACATAGGACTAAGGACAAAGGACTTAGGAAAAGGTCGTCTTCGTCTTGTGATGAGACGACAACGACGAAACCTATCGAGGATGTTTTCCGAGAGAATATCGGGAAGCTTGGTGCTACTGGTCAAAAGGCTTTAGCCGAATATATTGAACGCATGGGCGATGAACTTGTACTGGCTGTGATTGGAAAGTGTTCTGATCTTGGTGGAAGCACATGGGCTTATGTGCGAAAAGCCCTGGATGAAGCTGAATCTCTTGGTTGCAAGACTGTTGATGATTACCGCCGGGTGTGCCCGATAGGCTCTGGTCGTAATCTAAGAGTGGATAGACAAACGCCTAGTGGAAATGACTGGCTCAAGAATGCAGCTTTAAATCGTAGTTTGGGCAGATTGAAGAAAGACGCATAAAAGAGTGATTTTAGGAGCGTGATTATGATGAATGAAGATATCGTTTTGCGAGGCGATGAAGTAAAGCAATTTGTGTATAATCTGCATCATCCTAATGTTACTAAAATAGTGGAAGAGAATAGACGACGGGATAAGGCACTTGACGAAGTGAACTATCAAAAAACAGAGGATGGTTTTACGTTTGATATTGATCAAAGTAAATTGGAGGTTTGAATTATGGGACTGTTACTTGGTTTGGGTTTGCTTGGCGCAGCGTTTGGTATTGACGCAGTAAAGCAAGCACCGTTCGATAGAGCGTATCGCCGTCTGGAAAATGAATGGGGAACCTGTACATCGGAAGAGAGTAGGCGGTGTGATGCTCTGAAGTATGCCGTACAGAATGGTTTGTGCTTTGAGGGCGAGAAGAAACCTGTGATTGAGTGGCAGAAGCTGAGAGATCTTCAGTGGAAGTATCAGTTAGCTGGCATCTCTTGGCCGAGAGAATCCGCGATTCGAGATGTGTGCCGTCTGGCGGCTCGTGACCGTGGATTTGAGTACAAAGGATATCTGCGAAACACATTGACGTTTGGTTATATCACTGATCCGAAAAACATTTGCAAGCTTGGTATTGCAGATTGAGAGGAAATTTGAAAATGAATAACACTCGTAGAAAAGCTATTAAGCAGATCATTGACCATTTTGATTCCATCCGTAAGAAGCTGGATGAGCTTGTATCTGAGGTCGAAAGTGTAAAATCCGATGTTGAGGACATCCAGTGGGAAGAAGAAGAGTATCGTGATAATATGCCTGAAAATCTGCAGGGGAGTGAACGGTATGATAAAGCAGATGATGCTTGCACGAATTTGTCTGATACTGTGGATGCTCTGGAGGATATGATTGGTGCTCTGGATTTTGACTTTGGTGATGTGACCACATCTTTGGAGGAAGCGATGGAATGATTAACACAACAAATCCATTGAGGAGAAACGCATGGGCTGTGTTTTTGTACAAAGGCAGACAAGTTTATTCATATCTTTTGCGTAATAGCAATCTTGGGGACAAGGAACGTATGGTAGAACTGTTGGCACGAAGGTACATGACAGAGCCTGAGAATATTGTTGTAGATATTGAATTTAGAGATTGAGGTGATAGAGAATGACCGCATTTGTAATGTTTTCTTTCAATGTGGCGCTGATAATAGCAGTGAATAATAGTCCGTTTGCATTTTAAGTGGAGACATGAATATGAAAGAACTGGAAGAAATTTACAATCGATTATATGATGAATACATTGACGCTAGACGAGAGCATTTTGAGTCTGCTCTCGATATGAAAAAGAATGGTGGCAGAATATATCTACATGGTAAAGTGCATGGGTTAGAAATTGCTATTAACATCGTCGATGAAGTGCTCAATAGGGAAAAGGCAGAATATATCAAGGAAGCTTTTGACGTAGACCCATATAAAACCTAAATTCTGTGGAGGGAAAACTAAATGATTATTACTATGTATCGAAGAAAATGGAAATTCTCGGTGATGAGCGCAGAAGACGCAGAAGACTTTATCCGACAGCCACATTTTGAACGGATTCGGTTTATCTCAATCACTGAAGCTAATGGCCATCATATTGATTTTCATAAGTGTAATGGTAATATCACATTCCTGCCACTGAAGTTTGATGATTGCACTACTGATTTAGAAGGCACCTGCATCACAGATATTCAGGCTAAGAATATTGTAAAATTTGTTCTGGATGATCATGAAGCAGATAAGACGGATTGGTTCTGCGTGAATTGTGGTGCTGGTGTGTCGAGATCTGCAGCTGTATGTGCAGCTATTATGAGAATTCTGTGCAATGATGATATGCCGGTGTTCACAAATAGCTACTTCTGCCCAAACATGACGGTTTACAGAGAGGTGTTAAATGCCTGGATTGATCGTTTGGCCGATGAAAACGAAAGTGTTTCGACTGAGATATGGAATACAGTGAATGCAATGAACAAAGATTGATAGAAACCAGGTTCTTGTGGACACTTAACAAAAGGATGTGTAGACCGATGATATAACTATTGATGACGTAGGATTATTAGTAAAATTTTGGTAATTTTGATAATTGTGTTGAATAATGTCTTTATGTGGTGTATGCTTGAGACAACCTCAATACAAGATGGTCAAGCCAAAAGAATGTGAGGTTAATATAATGTGGATTATGATAATTTTGTTTATGGTATTGAATGCCGTGTGCGTACTTGGTCTGTTGGAAGCACTTTCCGATGCTGATGATCAGAGTGAGCGGCTGGCGATGGAACAGGGGAAGGAGGGTCGAAATGGATAATTTGAAACCGTGCCCGTTTTGCGGTGGAGAAGTTGCCATTGCCGAAACAGGGACTGACGTAAAGAAGTGGATGTTTATTTCGAGAGCGCATGGAGAAAACAAATGCTCTTGTCGTATTTTCATGGAAAGCGGAGAGTATTGGTTTGATTGCTCCGAAAAGGATAAAGAAAGAATTAAAGCCGACCTTATCGAAGCATGGAACAAACGAATTTATAAAAGCTGAGATTTAAGGGGGTGAAATGCTGTGGGAAGAATTATTGACGCAGATGCCTTTTATCAACAAGAATGGATTCGTTGCGGGATGTATGAACCAATGATTGGCGTTGATAAAGTGGATTCCAACAAGGGGACATTATACAGAACCTTGCGAAGCCGATTAAATAAATCCCCAGAGGTGGATGCAATTAGAGTTGTTCGCTGTAAGGATTGTTGTCTTTGGAACACATGGGACAAGCAAGAAGAAATGTGCAGCTGTGCTCACTTCACGTTGGATGATTCCAATGCTGTATATACAAAGCCCGAAGATTTTTGTAGCTATGCTAGTCGTAGATATTATTGGGAGAAATAGGATAAAGCTATGTGGTATGAACACATCAGATGCAAGGAATGCGGTGGAATCATCGGCTCGTTTGATGGAGGAAAAACGTACAGATGTGATAGATGCAAGCAGGAGTATCCGATTTATAGCATCAAATATGACTTTGTGTTTTCAAATTCAAAGACAGGGTGGGTATTTCCTGTAATTGCAGTCGAATAAAAACTAATATTTAAGGAGGATTCTATGACAAGGAATGAATTGCTTGGAGCGCTGTGTTTTCCAGAATACAACTTCATTCGAGATAATGAACATCTTGGAAAGCATATGATGTTTGTGACGGTCGGTGGTAGTCATGCATACGGAACGAACGTTGAAGGTTCCGATCTTGACATCCGTGGTGTGGCGCTGAACTCGAAAGAAGACCTTCTTGGTCTCGGTGAGTTTGAGCATTATGTGGACACTCAGACTGATACAACGATTTATAGCTTTAACAAAGCTGTGAAATTGATGTGCAGTGGAAATCCCAATATGCTGGAACAGTTAGGAAATGCCGATGAACTCGTTATTAGCTATAACCCAATGACGCAGCTACTTATGGACAACAAAAACCTATTCCTTTCAAAGCGTGTGATTTACTCGTTTGGAGGTTTTGCAGGCAAGCTGATTCAAAAGTCTGATACATTAGACAAAGATCCAATCTACCATAATTCAAAGAAAATGCACAAGACGGTAATGAATGCAGTTCGTGTATACCTGATGCTCTTTGACATCTTGGAAAAAGGTGAAATTAAAACCTATCGAGACAACGATCATAACTTCCTGACGCAGCTTCGCAACGGTGAATATGATTACAAAGAGATTCGTCAGCAACTGATTCCGGCCTATGAAAGCAGATTGTCAGTTGACAAGAGCGAGACTTACCTGCCGGACAATGTTAATTGGAAGCGTGTAAACGAGCTTGTAATGACCGTAAATGAGGAGTCTTTAAAGATTTGATAAAACCAATATTTTTGAAAGGAAGTGATTTTTATTAACTCTAATTTGTTAATAAATCGTGAGCAAAGTATTGCTATTGTGTGTATAATGTGTCTGCTGGCAGGGAATCTGGTATCGAAGATCAGCCCGGTGATTCAGAATCAGAACAATTCATACCTTTATAATAGTAGTCCTCCGGCAGTTAGTATTGTGCAACAAGAGGAAAAAGAGCCAGAAGTCATTGTAGAGACTGTTATTGAGACGCGGATTGTGAACTTCAGTCAGGAAAAGCGCGAACTCACTGATGATGAGCGTGCTCTTGCGGAGCAGATTGTTGCTTGTGAAGCAGGTGCTGATAGCTTAGAGGGTCAGATGGCTGTGGCTCAATGTCTTTATGATTCCGCTGTACTTGACGGTCTAACCATTCAGCAGGTCTTTAAGAAGTATGGTTATAGTTCCTTATATAATAGGAAGGTGACGGCAGAGAACGAACTGGCTGTGTCTATGGTATTTGATTACGGCGCTAAAATTTCAAATAAGCCAATTCAGTGGTTTGTGACCCCGGCGGCAGCTCTAGGCAGTTGGCACGAGCGTGGAGCAACCTTTGCTGGACAATTTGGCGCACATAGGTTTTATTACAACAAAGAGTTGGTTGTTAATGATGCAGAGTGAATGATATCATCTAAAACTTCGATAAATCATACAACAAAAAGATGTGTAACATATTGACGAAAACAAAAAGATGTGTATAATGTATCTTGAAAGTTGTTTATGTGAGCGGAAGGCGGTATTTCGATGAGTGAGAAAAAGGTTTTGGAAGTTATACAGGTCGAGAATTTTCTGAAGTACATAAGAAAAAAGCGAGTGTGGGTCTGTTTTATTTGTAATGGTGTGGATGTTCACATGATCTGTAAAAAGATGGGCGACATTGGCGTAGAGACGCATGGGATTGCAAAAGGTATTGGATTTTTTGGAAATGAAAGTCACATCGAATTGCGGCAAGAATGTCACGAAGTAAGGAGAGTAGAGCTTAGGCGTGACGATAAAGAGAAAGCGTATGAGATGATCTTCGATAATACCAATGTATTTGTATCGGAAAATCCAGAACTGTACGGGCACTAAAAATATTTTCAGAAACCTCTTGACTTCTGCAATGGTATCCTGTATAATGTAGCTATGGAACGGAGCTACACTACTACAGAGGAGAAAGACTATGGATAACAATATTGACCCAAAGGTTGGAGAGGTTTGGTTGGTTGATTTATCCAATGCGACAGGTCATCAGCAGCGCGGCATTCGACCGTTCGTTGTGACAAGTAACAACAAGCGCAACTTCTTCAGTCCAACAATCAAAGGAAATCCGTTGTCTTCAAGAATATACAAGCGCTCTCGCTCTCCGGTTCATGTCCTACTCTCAAAGGAGGACTGTGATTTCCTAGAGGTTGATAGTATCGTTCTATGTGAAGAGACTGATACACTTAACAAAGGACAGTTCATCAAGAAACTTGGTGTCTTGTCGGAGCGTCAGATGAATATGATCGCAATGGCAAGATGCAAGGATGAACCGTTTTTGCTCGCAGCATTCCTGAGCGGCGTGCAATATACTATGGAATTTCAGAATTTTGCCGCATTTGCTTGATTTTTTATAAGGTTTAATGGTACACTACATATAATAAGAAGGAGTGTGCCACTATGCTTACTGAAGAAAAAATCAACGCTTTTGCTACAAGGTATTCTGACAGAAGTAGCAAATTTGTTGTTCAGACATTGCGTCATGTCATGGATTACGAATCAGAGTGTGGATGTGATTTGTTTAACTTCACAAAAAATGATTTCATAAAGATGTTCATCAAATATAACTGGGTAAATTCGAGTCGTTCATATAAGAATGTAAAATCAATACTCACTGGTTATCTTAAAAGTGAAGATCGGATAAGTATGTACGACTTAACTGAACTTGATGAAAATGACGTAAGTGCAGACAATATGTATGATGACAAGTATTTCGCATCAACTGATGAGTTTGTTGGCCTTTTAAATAAATACAACGAGCCGTACCAAATTCGTATGAATGTAATTGCTGTGCTGTATTGGATTGGGCTTACATCCGAAGAAGTTTCCAATCTGACAATTAACGATGTTGATTTTGAATTAAATTCTGTTCTTGATAAGACTGATATTGATGAAAATTTAATGGATATCATTAAGCGGTGCTATGAGATGAAACAATATGAGGCCACCAACATGGGAGGTTGTAGAACGTTTTATGTCATAAATGGTGATTATATCCTTCGTAAAACAGAGGATAGAACTGGAATGGACAGTGATCCGAAGATGTCTACACATACAATCCACAATCAGATTGTGCGGTTAAATAATATTATCAAGAAAGGAAATAACAAAAAAGTTTTGTGTCAACAACATCTTGCAAGAAATTGCGAGTATGTGAAGGTCTACAATTATTATAAAAATCATCCTGAGTTTGACCTTGCTAATCTTAGCCTTGGAAAAAGTAAAGATACTCTTAAAAACATTATTGGAAGAACGTTCAGTAAGGTGACTTATATTAGTTTCCGGCAAGGATATAAGGGCTGGGTCGAATACTTCCACAAAAATTAAAAACAGGGGGCTTTAGCCCCTTGATTTTAACATTATAGCTACGTGACACAGGATACTTGTTAGAAAGGGAAATGTAAATGAGAACGCTTTTGCTGTTCCGTGGAGCTCCAGGTTGTGGGAAGTCTACCTATATTAAAGAGCATAATCTTGAGCAGTACGTATTGAGTGCTGATACACTTCGCCTTATGTGCCAGAGCGCACAGGAAACACCTGCCGGGAAGCTGGAGATTTCTCCGCAGAATGATGATGTTGTATGGGAAATGCTTTTTAAACTGCTTGAGGTGCGTATGAGTCACGGCGAGTTTACCGTGATTGATGCAACGAATTCCAAGACGGTCGAAATGAATCGTTATAAGAATCTTGCAAAACAGTATCGTTATCGGATGTATGTTATTGACATGACTGACCTTCCGATTGAGGAGTGCAAACGAAGAAACGCTCAGAGAGAATGGCTGAAGCGAGTTCCTGAAGCGGTCATTGATAAGATGTACGCTCGGTTTGTTACTCAAAAAGTTCCTTCTGGCGTGAAAGTTCTTCCTTCTACTACGGACGTGATGTCCGATTTGAACTACTATCCGAATGACTTCAACCAGTGGAAGAAGATTCACGTCATCGGTGATGTTCATGGCTGTTATACTTGTTTAAGTGAATACCTTGGTGAAATGAGGGACGACGAACTTTATATCCTCGTTGGTGATTATCTCGATCGTGGCATCGAAAATGTTGAGGTGTTCAAGTTCTTGTGTGATGTTGTAAATAACAACCGCAAGAATGTGATCCTTTTGGAAGGAAATCACGAGCGTTGGCTGAACAAGTGGGGGCATGATGAACCGGTTCAGAGTGAAGAGTTTGCAAACTACACTCGCCCGCAGCTCTTTAAAGCCGGTATTGACAAGAACACTGCTCGTAAGATCTATTCCAGAGTCGGCCAATGTGCCTACTTTGAGTATGATGGGAAGAGGTATTTCGTGAGCCACGGTGGTTTGAGTTATCTGCCTTATTTCCTTCCTTTTGTATCTGCTGATCAGATGATTAAAGGTGTAGGTCGTTATCCTGATATGCTAACCGTGGCTGAGTCTTGGGAAAAATCGATGCCGGATAGCTACATTCAGATCTTCGGTCATCGAAATGTGCAGGATGTTCCTATTGATATGGGGCATCGGTGCTACAACCTCGAAGGAAAAATCGAGTTTGGTGGATATCTCCGTTGCGTGGAACTTGAACACGGTCAGTCAATCAAATGTGTAGAAACTAAGAACAATGTGTTCCGAAAAGAAGAGCCAAAGACTGAAACTGCCGTTGAAATGAAAACTGAGTTTGATAACGCAGAACTTGTTAGTAAGATGCGTCAAAGCAAATATGTGTTTGAGAAGCGATTCGGAGATATTTCTTCTTTTAACTTCTCTCGTGAAGCATTTTATAAGAAGCACTGGGATGAGGTTTCTACCAAAGCAAGGGGATTGTTCATTAACACAAAGACGAATAAAATCGTAGCTCGAAGCTATGATAAGTTTTTTGCTGTCGGTGAGCGGAACGAAACGAGAATTGGAAACCTTCAGAACACTTTGAAATTTCCGATGACTGCATATCTGAAAGAGAACGGATTTCTTGGTATCATCTCGTATGATGCAGAACAGGACGGTCTGTTTATTGCAAGTAAATCTACTCCTGAAGGGCCTTTTGCAGATATGTTCCGAAAGATTCTCATGGATACGACTTCTGATGAAGATCGTAAGAATCTGAAGGAAGTTGCAAAAGAGAATGGTTCTATCATTTTTGAGGTGATTGATCCTGTGAATGATGCTCATATCATCGAATACAAGAAACCGCACATTGTTTTGCTGGATATTGTTGCGAATGATATGAGCATCAGTGTGATGGATTACGATGACCTGAAGCGTGTTGCTGAAAAGTGTCATTTGCAGATTAAGGAGAAGGTTAAGATCTTTGAGAGCTGGAGTGAATTCTATCCTTGGTATGAAGAAGTCATGAATGAGAATTATCTGCACCATGGCATTGAGCATATTGAAGGCTTTGTCTTGAGAGATAACAACAATTTCATGTTTAAGCTGAAACTTCCTTATTATAAGCACTGGAAGTTCTTGCGTGGTGTTATGCAGAGCGTTCAGAAACGTGGCTATTATGAAAATACCGCAAAGTTGTTTACTGCTGAGGATAACCTGTTCTATGGTTGGATGCGTGAGCAACGAGAGAAAGATCAAGAGGCGTTTAGCAAGAAGGGTATCATTCAGCTGCGGAATGAGTTCTATGCAAGTCAGCAGAAGAGCTGAACTAAAATAGACATTTTATCGTGATTTTCGTTAAAATAATTAACGAAGTATCGTGATATTTCTTCCTCCGAAAATGCCCTGTGTAGGGCTGACAGCCGGGAAAGACCGGCAATATGGGGATATGGTGAAATGGCAGCCACGCTGGTTTCAAGTCCCAGTGTCGAAAGACGTATCGGTTCAAATCCGATTATCCCTACCATGAAGATCAGTTGGTTTAGCTCGCGCAAGAGAAAACATGTGCCTTGGCGAACGACAAAGTGTGAATACCGGTTGATACACACAAGCCCTACCGGAGACGAATAAGGTGAAAGTTGGTTGGCCACCGGCTGAATAGACTCCAATCCGCTAGAAAACTAAACCATAAAACGAACGTTAGGCTGTTTCTGATCTTCTATATAAGCCACCGTGGTGAAATTGGCAGGCACGAGGGACTTAAAATCCCTTTCTGGCAACAGAGTACGGGTTCAAATCCCGTCGGTGGCATTTATATCCGGGTGTAGCTCAGTTGGAAGAGCGCGTGCTTTGGGAGCATGAGGCCGCAGGATCATGACCTGTCACTCGGACCATATAATGCGTCGTAGCCAAGCGGTTAAGGCAGGGTCCTTTGAAGTCCCGATTGCGAAAGTTCGATTCTTTCCGGCGCAATAACGAATAAAACGTACAGGAAGTGGAAATGTAAGTGGCGTTAATTGATTTATATTCAAAAGAGGAACTAAAGACAATAGTTGAAAATTCTTACTCAATAGCAGAGATTATTAGGAAGTTGGGATATTCAACGAATTCCGGAAATAATAATCAGACTATTAAGTCTCGTATAAAAGAATACGAAATTGACACGTCTCATTTCAGACATCAAAATTGCACAAAGAGATCACCGGAAAATATTTTCGTTGAGAACTCAACAGCAAAGCAATCAGTTCTGCGACGTTGGTATAAGAAAGGTAATTATTCTCAATATGTATGTTCTATTTGTGGTTTGCTTCCAGAATAGAATGATAAACCATTGACTTTGATTCTCGACCATATCAACGGAAAAAATAAAGATGATAGGATTGAAAATCTTAGATGGGTCTGTCCCAATTGTAATCAACAATTAGACACAACTGGATACAAGAATCCAAATCGAGCAGTATCTGCGAGAAGAGTTTATGAAAGACGTACTGTTGAAAAGAAAATCTGTCCTAGATGTGGCTCGTCAATGAGTTATAATGCCGACATGTGTAAATCATGTTGGGAAGTAGAGAAAAAATCAAAAAAGAAACCTTCACGTGACATTTTAAAGAGCTTAATTCATACAAAGGGCTTTATGGAAATTGGAGATGAATATGGCGTAACAGATAGAGCTGTTGCAAAATGGTGCAGATCTGAAGGGTTGCCATATCGAATGACGGACATTAAGAAAATTCCTGATGAAGAGTGGGAGAAATTATAATGTACATATTTTATTTTGGTGAGTCTCCGCCTTGAATTGCAAGGCATCCTCGATTTATATGCGGATATGGTGGAATGGCAGACACGCCAGACTTAGGATCTGGTGCTTCGGCGTGTGGGTTCGATGCCCACTATCCGCACCACGGTCATGAATCGTTGTTGTTCATGGTTGAACTCCTTTGACCACTATTATTCCCAGCTCGCCAGTGATGGTGCAGTAGTGCTTTGCAAGCTGGGTTTTCATGCAGCGGTCGTATAACGGTTAGTACATCGTCCTTCCAAGTCGATGGAGTGGGTTCGATTCCCATTCGCTGCTCCAATCTCGTATGGGTAGGATTTTTAGCAGTCAGATCCTGCTGCGCCTGTGCGAGATACCACCCCGAAAGGGGCTAACGAAATTATCCATGTACGTTATTCTCGGCTCGCTCGAAAGAGTGCAGCGTGCCTTTGCAAGCCGAGCATCCCAGCCTAGTGATGCCAGTTGCTAGGTTGGTTCTTATGCGACTGTAGTTCAATTGGCAGAGCGTCAGATTTCCAATCTGAATGTTGCGGGATCGTCCCCCGTCAGTCGCTCCACACGCAGCCCCTTACGCTGCACCGGTTACTCAGAGCCGAAAGGAACCTATATGTTACGACATGGTTGCCAAGAGTGATCATATTGGAACGCGACGTAGCTTGGATAGTGAGAATTAAATTCTGAGGTATACGGCTGGATAGCTTAATGGTAAAAGCGCTCGGAAACACCGAGAGATGAGGTTCGATTCCTCCGCTGGCATCGCGCCGACGAAAGTCGGCGTTTGCATGGGATAGTAGCTCAGTTGGTCAGAGCTGGCGGCTCATAACCGCTTGGTCGGGAGTTCGAATCTCTCCTGTCCCACCAGCCCGATAGGGCGTACATAAAACCTGCTAGAACTTTTGTTTTAAATTATGTAAGGAGGGATTTTCTGCTAGACAAATCAGCGTCTGGTCTTGCAACGTAGAAATCGTTGCACTCAATTCAGTTTGAACCAGAGCACCTTTACCGCCACCTTCACATCCAGAACGGATTTTTAAAGTGTAGGCTGCAGGTTCTGTGCATCGAGTCGAAGTCTCTCGATGGTCTGACTCCAATACTCGTCCAATTCCTTCTCTTCCAGACCTTCTTGTTCCTTCACTTTCTGCACCACCTGTGACAGAGTTCCTGGATTCCACCATTCGATCATATCCAGCAACGCTTGCTTCAGGAGTTCGAGTAAAGGTTTTCCACGCCGGGATGCTCTCACAAGAATCCCCTGACATGCTCGTGCGCTCAAATAGAATTTCTGAGGCACGTTGTCCTCCAAAATCCATGACAAGCGCGATTCTCTGGCGGCGCTGGGCGACTCCCCAGTATTTAGCGTCGAACAATCTCCATGCAAGAGACCATCCATTACCGGAAATCGCTCCAGATTTTTCCCACTTTCCGTTCTTTCCTGAAGGTCGAGGAATTGAAACGTCTGGCTCGACAATGCGTGCAAATCTTTCCAACACACATCTGAAGTCTTCGCCTTTGCTTGAGCTGAAAGCTCCTCTGACATTTTCCCAGATTGCAAATTTTGGATATTCTCCATTGGTGGCCTCCCTCATTTCTGTAATCACACGAATCATTTCAAGGAACAATCCAGAGCGTTCACCAGCCAAACCTTCACGTTTACCGGCCTGACTCAAATCTTGGCAGGGACTGCCTCCTGTGATACAGGACACCGGCTCAATCTGCCATCCATGGAGTTGTGTGATATCTCCGTAATGCTTCAGTTTTCATTCCCCCTTTTTAGTATCCTGTGTAATGTAGCTAAAAGCCTTAAAATAAGCGAAAAATAACAGACGTATCAACGTCATATTATCCATTCGCCTATAAAACAAAAGATTTCGCCGGTGGTATTTGAGAGTCACAGTCAGGACGCTCGATACACTCAGCAGGGTGATACAAGTCCGACTTGTACTGCTCAGTGGGGAACGGGCGGTAATAATATGCCGCTGGTTGTTGAAAAGAAAGCCTTTGCGATGCAACGCATTGGTGAATACAAGGAAAGTGAACAGGCTAGTACGATGAAGTCTCGTGACTACAAGGATGCTACTGACCTGATTACAGAGAAAGAAACGAAGAATCTACGATGGATTGTTCGCCGTTTGACTCCTTTGGAGGATGAACGGTTACAGGGTTTCTATGACGGATGGACTGATATCGGTGATTGGGTTGATGAGAATGGGAAGAAGCACAAGACTTCTGACGCAGCTCGTTATAAGGCACTCGGTAATTCAATCGCTTTGCCTCAGTGGTATTGGATTTTCCAGAAGATGAAGCCGTATATTGGTGAGAATCCTACTCTTGGCAGCCTCTTCGATGGGATCGGCGGCTTTCCGCTAGTATTTCAAAGCACATATGGCGAAGGTACTGCCATTTGGGGGTCAGAAATTGATAGCTTTTGCGTTGCAGTAACTAAGAAGCATTTTCCAGAAAAGCAAAGAGGATAAAAATGGGAGCTTTTATTGCAAGACAGCCTAACGGTTTGCTGTGTCGGTTTTCTTCGGTGGTCGATTGTGTCACCGATTACAACATGACCGAAGAAGAATATATCGAGATGTGTGCTGAAAGGGCACGAAAAGAAGCACGAGATGTTCTTGACCATTATATTAAGCCGTTTGAAATGGTTGATAGATGTTTCTTCCCGAACAACATTACAATCGAAGAACACAAGCGGATTATGAAGGAAATGGAAAAGCCCGTTGACAAAGCAACTCATATTCCGTAATAAGAAAATCTCATAAAAGGCTAATTTTAGCAAGAAAATAACGAAAAATTATAACGTGGATACGTTAAAATATTGCGGAAAGAAAGTGATAAATCAATGAATCCGGTTGAATTTCTTAGTAACGGACAATTTAAGGCAAAGAATGGGGAAGATAAGTATTTTGTTAGAATCGCAAGGAAAGGAATGCCATACAAGACTATTTTTGTTCATTATAAAAATGGTTTTAATTCCGAACTGATGCTTTCTAGTGAGGTCATTTCTGATGGAACACTTTATTTTACTTACGGAGCTATTAGAGACGTTATTCTGAATGCACTTTCTTTAGCCTATGATGAAAACAAGGCTGTTATATTAGGAGATATTTTAATTAGTTCTGAAACTGGAAGTTTTGGAACAAAAGAAAAGCCGTGGTTATGTGATAAAACCGTTGTACGATTACCATACCAATTAGTTGAGGAGTGACACGATGAACAGCAAAATTCCTATCAATGTAACCATTGACCCCGGTTCTTTGAGTATTCCAACAAGTCCTATCTTCCAGAAGGAAAAGAACACATATCTCTGTCCGTTTTGTGTGACGAAGCTGGAGAAGCTTGAACCGAAATGTCCAGAGTGTCATCGCAAGATGGATTGGAGTAGGTTTATTGAAAAGAAGGAGGAGATGTTCAGTTGAATATAGATTTCTTCCAACGGCGCAAGACACAGCTTGAAGATACTCTTCTTTTGAAAAATCAGGCAGTCGATATGCTTGATTATCTAAAGACGCATTGTATCAATAACGACCAGTATTGTACCATTCGAGATTACATTGAAGAAGCTGCGAAGATTCTGGAGAGTGACCTCGAATACGCAAACAATAAGCTACAATCCGCATTCAAACCTAAGTATGGCCGGAACAACAGATTGACTCGTGCTCAATCTAAGATGTTCCGTGATAGAGAATATTAAAAATGGGGTGATGCCGTATGAACACATGTAAGAAAATATGTAACTGGTGTGGTCGTGAAATCAAGCCGATAGGTAGCGAGCAGGGAATCAGTTTTGAGCATCAATACTCTTATGGTAGCCAACTTGATGGTTCGCTTTTGAGTTTTGATTTATGTCCTGAGTGTTCAGAACGGCTCCCAATAGTGCTCGGCGCAATGTTTGTACATAATCCCTTAAAGGACGATTTCTAACGGCGAGTGCCGTATAAAATATAAGCCATCAATAAGCCAAACGGAGGAGAATACATAAAATGAATAGTGCATGAATTGATTCAAGACAACAAAAAAGAAACATAAATGATTATCAATGAAACAAAATTACATAAAGGAGACTTGATATGGCAGATAGAATTTTTAATCTTCCTCAGACCCGTGGTTCTTTTGAGATGGCTGGTAAAGTTACCGGCACCCAGCGTAGTAACTTCTATAATGAGAAGGAAACTAAGAGTGGTGCTATGCGTCGTGTTCTGAGCTTTGGTGTTCAGACCTCCAATGAGAATACCTTCTATGTTGATCTGGCTGGTATGCCTCGTGATAAGGTCTACTTCTTCCGCCGTGCCGATAAGGACAAGGGCATCGAGAAGGATAAGAAGGAAGTCGCTTGGAAGGATCGCATGACCTATGTTGCACCGGAAGGTTACGACATGATTGGCGTTAAAGTTGGTGTTACCAAGAAGACGAATGAGTCTGGTAAGGTCGTCAATGACAACAAGACTCTGACTGATTTCGATGCAGCCAAGGAGATCTCTGAGAACCTGCATGACGGTGATAACGTGTATGTCCGTGGTAACATCGAGTACAGCACTTACAACGGCAAGCACCAGATTCGCTTTGTTCCTACTCAGGTTTCTCTGAGTTCTAAGGAAATCGACTTCGATGCAGAGGGTTTTGAAGAGCTGGCTCTGTTTACCCAGACCATTGTTTACACTGGTTGCCGCAAGAGTGATGAGGGCGATGAAGTAGTTGTCGATGCAAAGATCGTGAATTACAACACTATTGAGGATGCAGAGTTCTTCATTGACTATAAGGCAAACACTCAGAATAAGGTTCTGGCCGATTCTATTCGTAAGCGTTTGAAGCCTTATACTAGTTTCGAGTGTTTTGGTCCCATCGTTAATCAGCAGAAGGTTGAGGAAGTTGAGACTGAGAATATCTGGGGTGGTCCTAACAAGATGAAGCGTCAGAGCACTCCGGCAGTTCGTAAGCTGTATATCGAGGGTGTTAATCCTGATTCCTTTGATCCGAATCCCGGCGATAAGGATGCAGAGCCTACCTATACTGAGGACAATATCTCCGAGGCACGGGCAAAGATCGCTGCCAACGCTCAGGCTAAGAAGGACTTCGATGGCAAGGCAGCTGAGAACGATACTTCTTGGTGGGGTGGTTCTAACAAGTCCACTGCGACTCCTGCTGATGAGGAAGAGGATGACTGGGGAGTGTAATTTTTAGTCTTAGCTAAGTAACACAGGATACTTATAAAAGAAAAGATTTAGAGAGGAATTTACATATATGGCTATGATTCGTAAGGCATCTGCTGTTCGTAAGAAGCTTCATATGCTGATTTATGGTGAGCAGGGAACTGGTAAGTCTCGTACTGCAATGCAGTTGTGTTATCTGAAGAATGCAGACGGCAAGCCGTTCCGTGTTCTGTATCTGGATACCGAGAATGGTTCTATTGATAACTATACTGAGGAACTGGAAGCCAATGGTGTGAATCCTGACAATCTGCTGATTGTTTACACCCAGTCTCTGGCAGAAGTTCAGGATTATATCAAAATGGTTACCAACGATGAGGATATCGAGGATGAGAATGGTGATGTTTATCTGGACGCAGATGGCAAGCCGTTCCGTGCCGACGCTCTGGTTGTTGACTCCGCATCTATTCTCAAGATGACAGCTACTCAGGGTCTCACCGCCTTCTCGCAGAAGCGTGCCAAGGTTAAGGCTGCATCTCAGGGTCTGACTGGTGATGAAAAGGCAGTCAAGATTGAGGGAGCTGGTATGGAGCTCAAGGATTTCAATACCCTGAACTTCAAGGGTCAGTCTCTGATTCTGGATCTGAATGCATCTGGCGTGAACTACATTGTTGTTTGCCGAGAGAAGGACGAGAAGCATACTAAGGTTGTGAATGGTTCTATCGTAAGTGAGCCCACTGGTCGCAAGATTCCTGATGGCTTCGCTGGTCAGGAGTACAACGTTGATACTGAGTTCCGTCTGTATTTCCAGGATGGTCAGCAGCTCGCTTTCTTTGATAAGGATCGTACTGGTATGCATAAGGGTGGTGAGGTCGTTGAGGATCTGACTCTGCTTGAGTATCAGGATATTATCTCTAGTAGCGCAAAGAATCGGGAGAACGTCATCAAGAACGGCCTGAACGATGCTGTTAAGACTGAGGTTAAGCTGAGTATGCGTGACCTTGGCATCGAAAACGATGAGCCGGATGATGTTCCGGCAGATAAGAGTTCCGATAGTAAAGAGCCTTCTCTGGACGACATCAAGGCAAAGCTGAACGATCTGATTGCTTCTGCTTCTCCTGTGAAGAAGAGTGCAGCACAGAAGGCGGTTAAGGCGGCGGGTCTGTCTACCGCATTCCGTTCTATGACTGATATCGAGGAACTGAAGAAGGTCGCTGCAATTATGGAGAAGGAACTGGCTTAATGGAACTAACCCGTAAATGCAAGATTTGCGGGAAGAACATTTTCATCGAGCGAGACCGTAGCACTTTTTTCTACGACAAGACTGGTTTTTACCACAAAGATTGTTTTATAGAAAAAAAGAAAAATCAAAAACGCCCTTGGACAGATGACCTGCTGAGGGCATTTTTTGACAAAGTGAATGATACTACGGACAAAAAGGTCGATGATCTTCTTTCCAAAAAGAGAGAACAAGACCACAATCGTGAGCTTGCACATATCAAACAGGAAGAGAAAAAGATTCTTTTCGACCATATTCGAGATACATACGCCCCGGCGGTTGTTCCTGGCAGCTTCTACTCGAAACTCACGCAGTTGATTTCCGGCAATTATTACAAATATAGAGGTTCTATTCCTCCGCTAGAACTTTACGATATGTGGGTTCTAGCGAAACCCCGACTAGATAAGATAATTGCCGAGAAAGAAGCGAAGGGTTGTGATATGAGCCAGCGGTGGAATTACGATTTGGCTGTTTTGCTGGCTCAATATCCTAGTTATCTTGAACGAAAAGAAAAACTAGCTTCGATTCGCAGTGAAAGCGAAAGCAAAACGAAGGAAAACTTGACTGAAACGGTGCTGAAACGAATAAAAACAGTACCGAAACAGAGCAAAAACGAGAACGAAATTGATATAAATGCAATTCTCGATGAGATATAAAAGAGGGAGGTGGATGAGTGGAACTCATTTCAAATATCCCGAACGAAATTCTATTTGTTGGCGCAATTTACAAGCATCCTGACTATTTGGTCGAGTATGGGCATTATGTCAAGAGCAAGTACGATTTTGCCGATGAAGCAACAAAATTTTTCTACGACGCAGCGTTGATTATTTATGAAACTCGGACTCAGGAATTTAATAAAACGTCTGTTTTAACGTTTATGGCTGAAGACGAGTCCAGATTGTCCCAATATAAGCGGCTGAAGGGCTGGTCAACCATTGAATACTACATGAGCCTTGCGAATGACGATGACATCAAGGGATATTTCAATATCCTGAAGAAATATTCGTTACTTCGTGAGTATCAGAGAAACGGATTTAACATTGAAGGAATCTTGAAACATCGACAGTTTGAAATGTTTGGTGCTCAGGACATTTACAAATTGATTCGTGGCAAGGCCGATAAGATCAATACAGTTATCATTACAAACGATGATGCTGAGATTTTGAATAATGGTCTGCTGCCAATGGTCAATGAACGTCTGAGCGTTCCTGATATGGGCTTGCCGTTCCAGTATCCCATCATGAACGATTTGTTCCGAGGATTGAAGCTGGGCACTGTGATGTTCAATGGTATGCCATCTAACGCTGGTAAGACTAGATACATGATGGCGATTGTTGCCTACGTCACATTGGTTCAAAAGCAAAAAGCTCTTTTGCTGCTGAATGAGATGGATCTTGAGTCAGTCCGGTATTGCTTATTGGTTACCGCCATCAATAATCCTGTGTTTCAAGAGTTGCATGGTCATCGCTTCCATAAGGATGAGCGAGAAATCACCCTTGGAATGTACCGGGATGCAAATGGAAACTTCATTTTCCGAAAGCAAAACGAAGACGGAGAATACATAGAAAGCATTGATGAGTTCACCGCTCGTGTCTATGAGGAAAGCGAAGAGTACCGCAATGTGCTTGATGTTTGCCAGTGGATTGAGAACGAATCACAAGGCTTGATTATCGCAAAGGATGTTTCTGCTGATTATAGTGATAAGTCCCTGCGATTTGAAATCCAGAAAGCAGCTCTCACTCAGGGAGTTAAGTATGTGTTCTATGATACTCTAAAGAACGACATTGCATCGATTGGTGAATGGGCAGCATTCAAGGTCACGGCCACCGAGCTTGAAGAGATTGCGAAGAATCTAAAGATCTTTATCTACGGTAGTATTCAGTTGGCTGAAAATGCCCATGAGTATCTTCCTGATGAGCTGAATTCAAATAACATTGCTGAGTCAAAAATGATTAAGCATGTTGCTTGGACGATGGTTCTATTCAAGGAGATTCCAAAAGATAAGTTCGTGAAGTATCAATACATCTCTCATGACCCTGAGTGGGGCGGTGACTGTGCCCATCGGTTGAATCCAGATAAGCGGTATTACGTTGGAAACATCGATAAAAACCGTTTTGGTGAGAAAAAGAAAATCATGTTTGAAGTGAATTTGAACCAGAATATCTGGAAAGAGGTCGGTGTCTGCACCAGAAAGTAAGGAACTACAATGGTAAATATCGCAGATCTGAAAAATTACATTCTTGAAGAACAGCAGATTGAGCCGATTTTGGAAGAGCTTGGTTGCCATCACATTAGTCATAAGACTGGTTATTACCAGTGCGCAAATCCAGATGGTGACAATAGAACGGCACTCTGCGTTTACGAGAATGAAAATCTTACTGCGGTAGATTACACACGAGATATTGCCAATGGAAAGACCAGTTGTGATTTGATTTCTGTCGTCCAGTTCTTTCTGGAACTGTCTTTCCCAAAAGCCATTAAGCAAATCTGCGAATGGGTTGGTCTTGACTACTATCACAACTTCGAGGAAGACCTTCCTAAAAGTATGCTGATTCTAAAAGAACTCATTGCCATGCAAAATGAAGGTGAAGAACACGAGGATGACCGTCCGATAGTCCCCATCTCCGAAGCTATCCTCGGTTATTATAAACCTTATGTGAACCAGATTTTTGCTGACGATGGGATATCTTATGAGACGCAGCAGGAGTTTGAGATTGGCTTTGATGAACTGACAAATAGAATCACGATTCCAATCAGAGATGAAATTGGCACTCTGGTTGGTGTAAAGGGAAGATATTTTGGTAAGCCTCCTGAAGGCGAATTAAAGTATCTATATCTTGAGCCGTGTGCCAGAAACCGTATTCTGTATGGTCTGTATAAGACAGAGCCATACATTAAGAATGAAGGTCTGGTATATGTTGGTGAAGCCGAAAAGTCTGTCATGCAGATGTGGAACATGGATGTTTACAACTGTGTGGCGACTGGCGGTAAGAAGGTTTCACAGAATCAAATTGAAATTTTAACACGTCTTTGCGTTGATATTTGTTTTGTATTTGATAAAGACGTTCAGCTTAGTGAGCTTATGGTTCTCGCCAATCGATTTGTCGATGGCGTAAGTGTGTATGCTGTAGTAGATGATAAAGGGATTCTGGATGAAAAGGAAGCCCCGACTGACAATCCTGAAAAATTTAAAGCATTGATTGAGAATTATGTTAGGAGAATTAAATGAATGTAAAACTCTGGAAGGGGAGTAGGAACGACCTATCAGACCCGATTGGAACGATTATGGAGAACAGAGGGGTTGAGGATTATAAGACCTACATGAACCTAGATGATTCTTGTTTGAATTCTCCGTGGGAACTGGACAACATGGAAGATGCTGTCCGGCTGTTGAACAAACATATTTGGAATAAGTCTATTATCTCTATCCTTGTAGACTGTGATGTGGATGGATTCACAAGTGCTTCAATGATGTTTCAGTATTTGAAGACGATTGGTTATTTTGGAAAAATTATTGTTCTGCATCATAGTGGCAAGGAACATGGACTCTCTAAAGAAATTGAGATCCCACCTGAAACTACCTTGCTGATTATTCCTGATGCTGGTAGTAACGATGTTGAGCAGTGCAAGGAACTTCGTGATAAGGGCATCGATATTCTGATCCTTGACCATCACATCTGCGACAGAGAGAATCCTTACGCAGTAATCGTCAATAACCAGAATGGTACATATCCTAATAAGGAACTGTCTGGTGCTGGCGTTGTGTATAAGTTCCTTCAGGCTGTTGATGAATATAATTGGACTGATGTTGCAGATAGGTATCTTGATCTAGTGGCTATCGGAAATATCGGTGATGTTATGGATATGCACTCGCATGAGACAAAGCGCCTTTGCACAAAAGGTCTGGCGCGAATTGTAAATCCGATGATTTGTGCTTTGGTTGAGGCGAATAGCTTCAACATCAAGGGTGATCCGACTATCAATGATGTTCAGTTCTATATCGTTCCGATGATGAACGCATTGATTCGTGTTGGCTCATCTGAGCAAAAGAAGCGGATGTTCCGTGCGATGGTCGGTGAAGAACAGACTTTCCAGTACACTCCGACTCGTGGCAAGAATGCCGGTGTCACGATTGATGAGACTCTGGCGCAGCATGTAGCTCGCGAGTGCTCCTCTTGTAAGTATCAGCAAAACAAGACCAAGGACAAGGCCGTCGCGGAACTTCAAAACTGGATTTCTAAGTATGGAGCGGATAGAAGTAAAGTTTTATTTTGTAATTCCACTGGCATTCTGGACAGTAATTTGACTGGCGTTGTAGCAATCAAGCTGGCTGAAATGTATGGTAAGCCTTGCGTACTACTTCGAGAGATGGCCTGCCCTGAAGAACCAGACGAAAATCAAGAGTATTTTGGTGGTTCAATGAGAAATCCTGATGGTTCTCCGATTGAAAGTCTAAAGGAGTTTTTAATGAGTACCGGAGATTTTGAGTCGGTTCTTGGTCATGATAATGCCGCTGGCGTAAAAATCAAGAAAAAAAACGTACCAAAGGCTATTGCGGATTGTAATGAGCTGCTTAAAGATGTCGCAATGAGTAAGGCAATCGTAGTTGATTTTGATTTTGACTACGACAAATTGACTGTTGCATTGCCGAAGACCATGTACGAGATGCATAAAATCTGGGCACAGGGAATCTCCGAGCCGTATTTCTACATTAAAAACGTTCCGCTGATTCATAGTGGATGTGCTCCGATGGGCAAGAACGGCAATATGTGGAAGTATTCTGATGAAGAAAAAGGCATTGATTTTGTGTGCTTTGCTGATAATGGCCGGATGATTGGCTGGATCAACAATGACTTCTATGGTGGTCAGGAAGAAAAATATATCAATGCCGTGTGCCGGTTGTCTTTAAATCAGTATGGAAATAAGGTAACTCCGCAGGCACAGATTGTTGATTTTGAGGTGATTTGATATGGGAAATTGGAAACGTGCTATCGCCATCGACTTTGATGGCACTCTCTGTGAGAATAATTATCCTGATATCGGTGAGCCAAACTGGAATGTCATTTATCAAGCAATTCAGGAACAGAAACACGGTGCTGGTCTGATTCTCTGGACTTGCCGTGAAGGAAAGCTTTTGTATGATGCAATGGAGGCTTGCTTTGATTGGGGCATTCAGTTTGATGCAATCAATGAGAGTCTTCCTGAGTGGAAAGAGCATTTTGGCACCGCTCCTAGAAAGGTTGGAGCTGATGAATATTGGGATGATAAGGCTAAGGTTGTAAAAAATGGAGAGCTGATTGACAATGCTGATGCCTGAACAGTTTGAAGCAGACGTTAAAGAATTTATCGCAGAATGCCAAAGCCATCCAGTGATAGATTTATCAAAAGATGATCCATGCGAAGGATGTCGCTTTGAGGACTTTTGCGATAGGTTTTATCCGGGCGATGGTAGCACATGGCATTGGCGAGTTTATGAGAGGGGTGAATGAATGGTTTACATTACAGGCGATATTCATGGTGATTACAATCGGTTTTTAGAATTGGAAAAGTTTTGCCATAAACACAATCTTGGAATGAATGACTGGATTGTCTGCCTTGGCGATGTCGGTTTGAACTACTACGGCAAGGATGACCCTCGTGAATGGAGTATCAAGACTATCGCCGCAGATATTCCTGCAAATCTGTTTTGTATTTATGGCAACCACGAGCGCCGCCCGTCTCGTAAGGATGGTTATAGGACAAAGGAAATCAGTGGAGATATTTGTGGTAAGGTGTGGTATGACTCACATTATCAAAATCAGTATTTCGCTATTGATGGTGAGGTCTATCAGATTCTTGCTGACAGGGAAGTGTTAAACTGTCTTGTTTGCGGCGGAGCATATTCTGTGGACAAGTATTATCGGCTAGAGTGGGGATATAATTGGTGGCTGAACGAACAGCCGAATGATAAGACTAAGAAAAAGATCTGGAATATTACACATGACCCTCAAATCGATGATATTGATGTTATGCTCACGCATACCTGTCCATTCCGGTTCATTCCAACTGAATTGTTTATTGGTGGTATTGATCAAAGCACAGTAGACCAGTCAACTGAAATATTCTTTGATAATATATACGAATGCTATCCTAACGATTGTAAACCATTCTGGTACTTCGGCCACTTCCATGGTAACAAGTACGCTGACGACTATGTGATGCTTTTTGATGACATTATTAAGTTTGGAGATAAGAGGAAAACGGATGATTAAAGATAAAAATTTACGAGTGCTTGATTATATTGATGGCAAGGAAATCCTCATTCAGATGGGTGAGGAAGGTTCTGAGTTGTCGAAAGCTGCGATAAAGTTTTATCGTGCAATCGATATGAAGAACCCAACGCCTGTAAGCATTAACGAGGCTTATGAAAACCTCGTAGAAGAATTCGGTGATGTGCTGAACTGTATCTACGCATACTATGATGATGACGAGGATTGCATCTTGGCGTTTACATCGAAAGCAAATGAGATTGCCAACGAGAAGCGCAAGCGCTGGATTAAGCGTCTGAAGGAACGCGATCAGTTTTAATGGCGGAAGGAGAATAGAATGCCAAGTAGTCTACATACGCATAGTTATATGTCACTTTTGGACGGATTTTCTTCTCCTGAAGAAAATCTAAAAAGAGCATCGGAACTTGGCTTAAAAGCCATTGCCATTACAGAGCATGGTGAGGTAACGAGCTAGCCGTACTATTCAGAATTAAAAGACAAGTATCCGAACGTCAAACTTCTTTATGGTATCGAGGCATACGAGTGTGAAGATAGGGAAGTCAAGGATAAGAACAGCAAATATTGGCATTTAATCATTATTGCCAAGAACGAAGCTGGCCGTCAGGCAGTTAATCGCTTGTCTACGCTTGGTCATCTTCATGGCTTTTACAGCCGTCCTCGCATTACAAAAGAGGACATCGCCAAAGAAGATACGAATAATCTGATTATTTTATCTGCTTGTTTGGCGAGTAGGTTGTCCAGAACGGATGATTATGACACTTGTGTCAAGCTGGTTCAAGAGTATAAGAGCTTATTCCCTCACTATTATCTTGAGGTTCAGGCTCACGCAAACGGTGAACAAGCAAAATACAACCAGAAAATCATGCGGTTGGCAAACGATACTCATACAAAAGTAGTTGTCACAAACGATGTCCATGCTGCCACCAAAGAGGATCTTCATTATCAAGACTACTTCCTTCGTATCGCACATGATACGGAAACTGCCGCAGAAATCTACGAGGGATGCTATTTTATGTCTCGTAAAGAGCAACATGAAGTCCTTGATAGTCAGATTGGATATGATGCAGCAGAATGGTGTATCAACAACACTGATGAGGTTGCTGACTTGTGTGACTATGTGGATATGCCTTGGCACGAACCTGAACTTCCCAAAATCGAGATTCCTCCACAGTATTCCAACTCAATAGCTTACCTGAAAGATCTTGTAAAAGAGGGATGGAAGAAACGCGGTATTGACAAGTTTGATGTAGAAAAGCAGAAGATCTATCGTAAGCGTGTTGATGACGAGTTGTTTGTCATTGAGAAGAAAGATTTCTGTGACTACTTTTTGATTCTGGTTGATTACATCAACTGGTGTAAGAAAAATGATGTCATTGTTGGCCCTGGTCGTGGTTCTGCCGCTGGCTCACTTGTATGTTACCTGATTGGCATTACGCAGCTTGATTCCATCAAGTATGAACTTGACTTCGGACGATTCCTTACCATTGAGCGAAAAGACCTTCCTGACGTTGATGTTGATGTCAGTGACCGTGCTAAGGTTGTTGAGTATCTGACACAAAAGTACGGTGAAGATCGAGTAGTTCAGGTTATGAATATCGTGTACACTACTCCGGTTACTTCAATTCAGGATGTTGGCAAGGTGCTCGGTTTCCCGTATGCCGAGATAAGAAAAATCAGTGAGAAGTTCGTTCAAAAGACATGGAAAGATTGCCTTGAAGCCAACCAAGAAGTAGCTGAGAATCCAAAATATAAGGAACTACTTGATATCGCAAGTCATATCAATGGTCGTCCACGTGGATACGGTATCCATGCTGGTGGTGTTATTGTCTGCCGACATCCTTATTATGAGTATATCGGTATCCGGCATGGTACTGACGGAGAGCACGTTATTTCTGTTGACAAGGTGATGGACGAGAAGATTGGACTTGTTAAGTTTGATATTCTTGGTGTTGCGTCGCTGGTTGCCATTGATGAAGCAAAGCGTGAGGATAATATTCCAGACTGGGAAATTGATATCAACAATCCTGAGTTTGAAAACGACAAGGCAGCTTACGATTTGATTTGTTCCGGTAAGACAGACAATCTATTCCAGATTGAATCGTCTGGCATGAAAGATCTGGTTGCGCAACTTCAGCCTAGATCTATTGAAGAATTGTCTGCTTTGATTGCACTTTATCGTCCTGATGCAATGCCGTCGATTCCTACATACGTTGATTGCAAGTATCATCCTGAACATATTCACTACTTCCATCCTGATATGGAACCAATTTTCCGCAGTACCTATGGTGTGAATATCTATCAGGAACAGAGCATGAAGCTCACGAAGGTATTTGGTGGCCGAAATGATGCCGGTGCTGATAGAATGCGTAAGTGTTTGGCAAAGAAAAAACCTGAGAAAGTCAAGGAAGAAGTTGAACTTCTTCATGATGAGATTATTGCGAATGGATACGACAAAGCGACAGCCGAGTACATTTGCAACGAGTTGTCAACGAAGGGCGGCTATGGTTTCAACGCTAGCCATTCTCAGGCATATGCCGTCATCTGCCTTCAAACGGCATACTTAAAAGCACATCATCCACTTGCATTCTTTAAGGCTATGCTGAATCTGAATAAAGCAAAGGTCGGCAAAGTCAACAAGATTATGGTGGACGCACGCGGTTTTGATATTCAGATTCTTCCTCCGAGTATCAATCGCTCCGGTATGGATTTCACTGTGTCAAATGGTAAAATTCTGTTTGGCTTATCTGCTATCGGTGGTATTGGTAATACACTTGCTGAAACTATCATTGCAGAACGAGATAGAAATGGAAAATTTAAGGGACTTGATGATTTCACGAGTCGTGTTCGTGCAACGAAAGCACAGATCATTGCGTTGGTCAAATCCGGTGCGATTCCTACAAAGAACAAACGAATATTCTTGGAAAAGTACATTGCCAGCGGTTTGGAACAATCTGAGTTTAAACCTGTCAGTACGCTTCCTACCAAGGCAGTTTTGCTGAGTAAGTGGGATATTGATACAGAGCATTATAAGGTTGGTAAGAAGGTTGATAAAGAAACTGTCCTACGAATCTATAATGAAAAGCGTCGTGTCGTACATGAAACCGAAAAGCTCAAGAAAAAGGAAGCGTACATGGCCGAGCAGTCAGAGAAGTATTTGAAGGACGAGCAATTCTGGGAGTTCCAGACGTTGCAGACGTTCATTATCGATAAGAATCCGTTTGAAAAGGCATATGAATACATTAAGGATTTCTCTGATCTTGAAACTGGTGATTCTTGTGTGCTTGTTGGTATTATCGCAAAGATTCAGAAGAAGAAAACAAAGACTGGTATGCAATTTGCATTTGTAAATCTGTATTCTGGTGATGGCATCATTGAGCTGACCGTATGGCCGAGAGTCTTGTCGGATTATCAGGATTTGATTGTAAAGGGAAGTCAGGTGGCTGTGCTTGGAAAGAAGGAAGATGAATCGCACGTTATTGCAAGCAACTTAAAACCTTACAAGCAGTGGTTGCATGATAGAGAGATTGCGTAATGAAAGGTGTATTATTTACTACTGACGGAGAGGTCCTTTGTGAATTTCCTGAGTTTGAAATTGGGAATCATTACAAAGACAAAACTATAATTAAGATACATTGTACGAATTGTTGCGTCGTGAGAAAAATTCAGAAGTGGAAATTCGATTATGCAGAACAATGCGAGAGAACCACAAAATGGTTTTATTGCAGAGTGTGCGGAGGATTGACAGGATTTAGATTAGGTGCATAATAAGAGGGTTGTAAAGTGGCAGATAAGAAATTTAATGAAAATATGATCCGTTGCTACATCAGGATAAAACGAGTCTTTTATCCGAAAGATGGGAGGGGGGTGGAGCCCGGTGGCTTCGCCACTTTCTCTGCCGAGGTGGTAAAAGTCAAGCAGGGGAACCCTGTTATGAGTCGGTACAGTGACCTCCGGTTAAAAGGAAACGTTCCTAGCCTCGATATGAATAAAACTTATTCGTTCTGTGGTGAATATGTTCATCATGAAAAGTTTGGTGATCAGTATAAAATTATCTACATGAATGAGTTTCAAGAGATCATTGACCCGGAAGAACAAAAAAGCTTTCTCCGTTTTGTTTTGACCGACCATCAGTTTGAGATGCTCTATGAAGCATTCGACAATCCGTATGAGATTATCAAGAATGGTGATATCAAGTCTCTTTGTACTGTTAGTGGTATTACGGAAGGTCGAGCCAAGAAAATCATTGATACCTATGAAAACAACATTGATAACAGTGAAGCATACACAAAGCTGATTGAGTATGGCTTGACTTCTAGTGCTATTGAAAAGCTTGTCCGTCAATATCATGGTGCAGACACTCTAGTGAGAAAGATTGAAGAGAATCCTTATGTTCTGATCGATGATGCGTATGGCATCGGCTGGAAAAAAGCTGACGCTCTTGCTTTGAATATGGGCTTAAAGCACAATTCGCAATTCAGAATCGAAGCTTATGTCATGCATTTTCTTGCCGCCCGTGCCGAAGAAGGTAACTCTATTATCCCGGCAAACCAGACAATCAATAGCTGTATTAAGGAACTTGATTTGAACGAGGGTGACCAAGAAGTCATCAAAATGGCACTTTTCCATCTGCATGATGTCCGTAAAACACTTTGGTGGAGTGATGACCGTCAGGAATTTGCTTTAACTAGAGTGTGGAATCTTGAAGATGAAATTGCAAAAGAGATCAAGCGACTGGCGGATGCACCTATTGAGCCGATTGGCCGAAACATGGATGTAGCTATCAATGAAGCCGAAGATGCGCTTGGTATCGAGTATACTGAGGAGCAGAGAGATGCTATTAAAAAGGTATGCTCTAACAATATCGCTATCGTCACAGGTCTTGGTGGATGCGGTAAAAGTACCGTCGTCGCTGGTGTCTTAAAGGTTCTTCGTGGTAAGTCCTTCGCTCAGACTGCGCTTTCTGGTCGTGCCGCAGCTCGTATGCAGGAGATTACTGGTCAGGACGGTAAGACCATTCATCGTCTTCTTGGTTATGATATTGAGAATGGTGGTTTCATCCATAACAAGGACAATCCTCTTGAAGAAGACATTATCATTCTGGATGAGACCTCTATGGTTGGAGCTCAGTTGTTCTATGACTTGATTCAGGCTATCGAGACCGGAAAGCGATTCATCATGATTGGTGATGACGGTCAGCTTGAGAGCATCGGTATGTGCAACATTTTCAAGGATATGCTTGCATCTAAGGTTGTTCCTGTGGCTCGTTTGACTAAGATTCATCGTCAGGCAGCTAAGTCTGCAATTATCACGGAGAGCATCAAGGTTCGTAATGCTATGCAATTGGTGCCTTATGGCTGGGCTGGTAGTGAGATTCGTGGTGAACTTCGTGATTTGGAGCTTGATATCTACAAAGACGCAAGTGAGTCATTCAACCACATCATCAATCAGTACCGTACCTTATATAATAAGGTAGGAAATGATAGTGCGAAGATCCAAATTGTACTTCCACAGAAGTTGCGTGGTAGTATCTGTACTTATGAAGTCAATAATGCTATTCAGGAAATTGTGAATCCGAGTCGTGGTCAAGCAGAAGCAAGGGTCACAATCTATGGTGATGGCAAGGATAGGGTGTATACTCTGCGTGAAGGCGATCAAGTCATTATCAACAAGAACAACTATGAGCTTCACACATACAATCTCAAGACAAAGAAAAAAGAAGAGAAGTGTCCAGTGTTCAACGGAAACCGTGGCATTATCCGAAAGATTGAGAATAGTTTTATTCTGGTTGATTTTGACCAGTGGGGTACAATCTTCATTCCTCATTACTTTGGTGGGAATAACATTTGGGCAACGCTTGAACTTGCTTATGCTTTAAGTTGTCATAAACTGCAGGGCAGTGAGGCACCGTATGTGATCGTTGGTATGGACAATTCTGCGTACCTGATGTTGACGAGAGAATGGCTCTATACGGCCATCACTCGTGCCAAGAAGTATTGTGTGATTTGCGCCGAAACTCATGCTCTTGATCGGGCTGTAAAGACTTCGAGAGTGCCATATAAGCGGACGTTTCTGAAGGAATTTTTACGGAAAGAATTTTCAGAAAAGCATTGACAATCATATTGGTATCCTGTATAATGTAGCTATAAGAAGTCTCTATCCCAGAGGCTTAAAATTTTCCCTATAGCTACGTGACACAGGATACAATGAAAGAACGGCTTGCTCATAACGACAAGCCTTTCTTTATTAGGTGTAGCTAAGTAACACAGGATACTAAAAGGAGGCTTTATGACAGATAAAGAGCTCATAGGTAAGCTTGATGCGATGGTTAATGCATTGCATCAAGCAAAGAAAAAGACGGACAAGACCCGCATTTTGCTGGATGCACGTAAGGATTTTGGAGATGAAGCTGATGAGTTGATGGCATTCTTTCGATTCCTGCTTGATCCGGCAATTATTACTGGTCTGTCTGATGCAAAGATCAATAAGAAGGTAACGGCAAAGCCTGATATCGATATTCAGTATCTCAGTTGCGGATACCTTTATATTATGGGTGCTGGTCACAATACCGGCTCTGATACATCAATAGCAACAATCCAAAATTATTTACATAAAAATCCTGAATATGAAGAGTTTCTGAAGCGACTGTTCACTAAGAATTTGCCGATCGGAGTCGAGGCAGCTACCGTCAATAAGGTGTACGGCGAAGAGATTATTCCTGTTTGGGAGGTTCAGCAGGGATACCCGATTGATAAATATAAATTCAGAAAAGGTGAATTGATTTTTGCCTCGCGCAAACTCAATGGATCGAGAGGTACATATTTTAAGGGCGATATAATCTCTCGTCAGGCGCAGAAGTTCGATGGACTTGACCATATCATCAAGGACATTGAGAAAATCATTGGCACTGATTACGCAGTTGATGGCGAGCTGATTCGACGGAATATCGATGGACTAACCGATGGGCAAAACTTCCGCGAGACAATCTCCATCTTGAATAGCGACGGCAACGACAAGAGCCTGATTAAATTTGTCATCTTTGATATCGTGCCGGTTGATGAATTTGAGATGGATGCTTGCACAGAGAATTATTCAGTAAGAAAGAAACGGCTGCTCGATCTGAAAAATAAGATTCAGAAGAATGGCACACAGAACATCGAAGTGGTCCAGATGGTCTACGAAGGCACTGATGTGAATGATGTCTATGATTGGCTCGATTATGCGGTTAGACACGATTGGGAAGGGCTGGTTGTGAACCGGCAGGTTCCATATCGCCGCACTCGTCACAATGGTTGCTTGAAGGTAAAACGATTCTACACTGTTGATCTGCGAATCACCGCGATTGAGGAAGGTCAAAACCGTCTGGCTGGTACGATGGGAGCTCTCGTTGTGGACTACAAGGGTAATGAACTTCGCATTGGTTCCGGTTTTGATGATGCTACGAGAGCTGCTGTGTGGGCAAATCCTGATAATTACATCGGCAAGATTGTGGAGTGTAAATATAAAGAGGTCACGATGGATAAAAAGACCGGCCTTGAGTCTCTGCAATTCCCGACGTTTGTACGATTCAGAGATGATAAGAACGAAGTAAGCTACGGCTAAGGAGAAAGCTATGAACCTTTCTAAGAAGTCCATTAAGCACATTCTTCGGATTCTTGATAATAAATGTATCGAAGTTCCTACAAAGACATCCGCTTATAGCAACGGTGGACGTAGAATTTTGACTCGTGATTTTGAGCCAAGGAAGTTACATGGACTGAATGGCTGGCAACGAATCGTCTATGTACCGTCCGAAGGATATTTCTACGGAATTTATAACGGAAAATCGGAAGAAGATTGGGATATTCCAGATATCTGGTCTCCTGCCCAGCTTGCTGATTTGTGAGGTGTTTAAAATGTTACTGAAAGATTTTCGGTTCTGTCCGAATTGTGGAGCAAAGATGGAGGCGTAATTTAGATGAAAATCAAAGCGAATCATCGTTTTATTTGTTTTATGATTGCAATTGTTACGCTGTCGCTAACATTGTTCTTTACCTCCTGTGTTTCGATCACTGCCGAAGCGGAAACAGGGAGAAAACCTTGCTACCATGTCACTGTTTACTCACCAGCAATTGAAGACGGAACATACGCGGCTCGACGGTATCCGAAGTACACCATTACAGTGAATTCTTTTAGCGATCTGGTTCCTACTGATATTTATAGTCGGGAAAGAGATTACCAACTTTTGCAAATTCCTCTTGGAAATGGCCGCTTTGAGTTGGTGTCCACCTCGCTGGTTGAAATCAAGTATTATTGAGAGAGGTAACCATGAAAAAGTACGCAGTATTGCACGAGCCGGGTGACATCGTTACGCTGGCCGGAACCAGATTTGTGGTGCTGGACGTTGAGCGTCGTGGTAGCCTGCCGGACAGCCTGTTCCTGCTGGCGCTGGAATCGGTTGGTGCTTCTGAATTTGGCAACTCCAACAATTACGCAGAGAGCGACCTGAAGAAGGCCGTGGACAAGTGGTTGGAGGACATGGGCAAGAGGGGTCTCGACAACGCCAAGCTCATCCCCCGCGAGATTGACCTGACCACGCTGGACGGTTCCGGCTGCTATGGGAAGTTGTCGGTGATGGCTGCGCCGCTTACACTGGATGAAGCTCGCGAGTACGCCGACATCATCCCCAATGCGGAGCAGTGGTACTGGCTGGCGACCGGTTGGAGCAATCCCGGCAAGTCGGACAGTAATCTCGCCCTGTGCGTCAACTACAATGGAGTCTGGAGCTACAACTACTGTTCCAACTCGGACGGCATCCGCCCTGCTTTGAAGGTTCAGACAGACATCATCGATAGCTCTGCAGACAAATTGGACATGAGTGAAGTTCCGACCGATGTGTTACTCGAAGAAATCCACAAAAGAATAGTAAATAGACAGTGATATTGGAGGAATAAAATGCTACTTTTAACACAAGGCGGTAATATTGTAAACCTCGACCGTATGGCAATTATTGATACATCTAGTCTTCAAGTTTTTGCAAGGCAGGACGCACATGGCCGTGGTATTACTCTTGGCGAATATGATTCCGAAGAACGTTGCAAAGAAGTTGTGGAAGACATCTTCGATTGTGTTAATTGGGAAGCCAATACGTATCGTATGCCGGAGGAATAAATGAATGATTTCCGAAAATTGGCTATTCCAAAGAAAGAACGACTTGAGGTTCAACTTACGGATGGCACAGAAGAACACAATATATTGTACATAATTACATCTCTAGCCACTATTAAAGGTGCTGAGATTTTTAAAAATTTTCGTTTGTATTCTGTAGGCTCCGCCGGGGAGCTCAACTTATTAGAGAAGCGAGACGGCGAACCCTACTTTGATAAGCTGAAAGGAACAGAATATGAGTAACAGTTTGAATCGAGAAGACCGGCGCAGAGAACAACGTAAGGCACGAATCCTTGCCCGGCGAATTAAGAAGGCAGGTGGTCCCGACTTTCTGGCAGGTATGCCTGCAGAGGAATGGGAACCCAAGATTGGTGACGAGGTCACTGTTAAGGTAAAGAGGATTCAAGGTAAGAAAGATTTCTTTAAGATGAGTCCTCAGTATCAGGACTTTATCAATAGCCTTGAAGACGGAAAGCCTTACAAGATTACAAGTACCGGTATGAAGGGTCAGGTTTACGGTATTGACGCACATCCTTATTTCCAGATTTGGAAGGGTGATATGGAACCCTACAAGGAGCCCTAATGAGGATGTACTTCAGGACGGACTATTATGCCGATGTTGGCATAGATGAAGTCATTCTGCTTAAAAGAGGAACTACATACGAAGTAGTTTCAGAAACTGAATCTTTTTATTTTATCGTAACTGATAATGAATCATTCAGAAAAATGCTAAACATTGTCATGATTCCCAAAGAAGACCTTGAAGATGATGTATATGTCGTGACTGGTAAGAGCGAAAAACTTGAGGAAGGAGGTGGGGCGATATGATTGGTATTGACCATCGTGAGCAGGGTCGTAAGGAACGAGCCCTTGCGGAATATTACAGAACCTTGGCTCGATATCCGACTGAGTGTGGAGAGCCGATTACATATCAGTTATCAGAAAAGCAGCTTAAACAGGTTCTCTGTGGAGAGGTTACTGTGGATGAGTTGATTGAAAGAGGTGAGGTAAGTGGCAGTTGACCAATACGGGAATTCATTTAGTGTTGGAGATTATGTGTTGATTGCAGAGGTTCCATCTGGCCTCCCTTATTTTGCAATGATTTCGGCTGTAAGGGTCGAAAAAATCGAAAAGGATAATCATCAAAAAGATATAGTTTATTTCGAACGATGGTATCCGATTGAACAACGTGGTGAACTTATTTACCGGGAAGCAGATGATTGTGTTGTGACAACTGAACATAACTATCTTGTTTCACTAAAACATAGAGATGAATGGGATAAAGAGGTGAGGTAAGTGAAAGATACGATTAAGATGTGGATCGCTTTCGTTAAGATTTTCAAGGATTATTTTATTGCGGTCGGAATCATGATTGCGTTGTGGCTGCTGTCTTGCCTTATCAAGTATGGGATTTCAGTATCCAACTTCCCAGATTGGTTTAAGTTTGCACTTCTAAAGTGAAGGAGGATTAAATGGTAACCGATATTCTTAATAGAGAGGTTCATGTTGGCGATACGGTGCTTAGAGCTAGAACTCAAAAAAGTCGAGGAATTCTTTGGAGTATTCATAAAGTTGTCGCCATTATGAATGTAATGATTAAAGTTCAAGATGGTCAGTGCACTTTAAATGTCGCACCTAAAAATTGCATCGTAATTGGTGAGAACGACATTCCTGAAAACTGGAAAGATGAATACTGAGGAGAATAAAGATGACTGTTGATTTGATTGCGTATACGCAACGGGTTAATGCTTCTTGGGAGAAAAATCCACTGGACATTGTAGAGGAAGCAGCAAGCATTTGTTATGATTCTTCAATGACTGATGACTATAAGATTGCTAAGGGATGCAAGGCTAGTGGTCACTATTCTGTGCTCGAACACATTTCGTTTACATTCTATGTTGGTGACGTGAGCAGGGCACTTTTGGCACAGATTAGCCGTCACAGACATATTAGTCTGTCAGTTAGATCTCAGAGGTATTGTAGTGAGAGCAACTTCGATTATGATAACCCGTTTATTGGTGAAGACGGTGAAGTTTTTGACCAGATGATGACCGATATCAAGAATGACTATCGAATCTTGAAGGATTACCATCACTTTAAAAACGAAGATGCTCGTATGGTTCTTCCGAATGCTTGCTTCACAGAATTTTACATTACAATGAACGCTCGTTCGCTGATTGAAATGAGCCATTTGCGGATGTGCTCCAGAGCCCAGGCTGAAATCCAGAAGCTATTTAGAATGATGAAACAGGAAGTCGCAAGGGTTTGTCCTGAAGTAGCAAACTGGATGGTTCCTTCTTGTGAAGCCAATCCGAAGTATCCGTTCTGCCCAGAGGGTCGTGGCTGCTGTGGTCGTCATCCTCGGTTGGCAGATGTTTATAAGCCTATTGAAAAAAACAAGGAGGTTATTGATGCAAACACTTGACGAAATCAAGAAGAACGTCGAGCACCCGTCTTATTACGGCGGTGCAGACAATCCTTACGAGGCCATTAAGGTGCTGCGAGAGTGGCAATTAGATAAGGATGCTTATCTTTGGAATGTTGGTAAGTATCTGAGCCGGGCAGGTCACAAAGATGGCAATTCTCAGCTTCAGGATTTAACGAAGGCACGTTGGTATTTGGACTATAAAATCCGGCTTTTAGAGGAACAACAGAAGATTGTTGAAAGCGTCGTAGATACGCTAAAGAAGATTCCTGATGAGACTAATGATAAGCTGACTACGATGCCAAATAGCTCGCATGATTATCCTACTAGCCATGAGTGGGCTGGGCTTACTTGTCATCCAATCAACCAATCCGACAAATTAGCAAAAGCAGAGCCGATGTGCAACATCGAGACTGCCGTGATTCCTGATTGTGCCGATGAGGTCAAGTTTTAAGAGGTTTACATAAATGAGATACAACTGGAAGTTACCTATTATCGTTATTTGTGTCGTGTTGATTTCCATTCTTGGCATGACCTTTATTGTGCAGGGGCCTAAGAATACGGCCATCTCTTATGAAGAGCAGATTCAGGAAGCTAAGTCTGGCATTGGGAATCAGGAGAAGCGCAGAGCTGATCTGATTCCAAATCTGGTTGAAACCGTTAAGGCTTATGACCAACATGAGTATCAGACTTTGATGGATGTTGTGAATGCTCGTGGCACTTCCGGCCAGACCGCTCAAGAGATTACGACTCAGATTGCAGCTATTGCGGAAGCATATCCTGAACTGAAGTCTAGCGATAACTACAAGGAGCTTATGAATGAGCTATCCGTCACTGAAAATTTGATTGCAAACTATCGTGGCGATTACAACCGTGTTGTGAAGGAATATAAGCAGAGCGTTCGTAAGTTTCCGAACTCCTTTCTGCTGGGTCTGACTGGATATGAGGTTCAGAATTATGAGTATCTGTCCTATGAGGGGAATGAGGCGGCACCGGCAGTCGGTAACCTTTTTGGAAATCGGTAATGCCGAAATTACTTATCGTGAATTGATCGTCAGTGTTGGTATTGTGTTCATTATGCTGATACTTGGTAGCGTTATCGCTGGAAATATCACCAGAGATTCGCTTGAGCAGAAAAAAGAATATAATACAGCAATTTCAATTGAGTCCGAAAATATGTTCGATTATGGAATGAGAACCAACGTAGGTAATGCGTTTTGCCAAGGCGCACTAGAAGCAGTAGATACCGTAAGCGATTCACGTATCGACGGTCGGTGGATGTATATCTATTGTGAAGAAAAGCATTATACGATGCATACACGAACTGTCACTACTACGGATAGCAAAGGCCATACAAAAACAAGAGTCGAAACGTACTGGACTTGGGATTATTACAGTTCTGAAGAACACAATTCTAAGAATATTACGTTTCTTGGCAAAGAATTTGAGTATGGTGACATTAAGATGCCATCCAGCAAGTACCTGACTACGGTACAAGTCAGTTCTCATGTAAAGTTCGAGTTTTATGTCAAAGATGTTCGTTATGATGGTACATTATACGCGAATTTGAGCGATAAAAGTATACATAATGCGCAGTTCATTAAGGATAAAAACATCGAAGAAGCACGAGACTATATGATTTCTGCAGCTGGTACACGAGTGATTTGGTTTTATGTATTCTGGATCGTATTGATTGTAGCTATGGTCGGAGTTTTTTATGTGGCCGAAAATCGTTGGTTGGAAGATTAAGAGGTGATTGCATGGAATATGTGATTAAACGCGATGGAACGAAAGTTCCTTTTGACAAAAGTAAGATTGTAAATGCGATTGAGAAGGCGATGACCTGTACGCCGGGTGGTATCGACGCTCGTGTGTCGAATGCGATTGCTGACTATGTCGCAGACATGCCGGACATTCTTTCTGTTGAGCAGATTCAGGATATCGTAGTGGACAGTCTAGCAAATAGCCCGTTCATTGATGTTGCAGATGCATATAGTCAGTGGCGACAGTATCGTCAGGAAATTCGAGATAAAGAGAAAACCAACGCAAGTATTCTTGAAATTCTTGATGCCCAGAACGATGCAATCAATCAGGAAAATAGTAATAAGAACGCAACCATCAATAGCACGCAACGTGATTACATGGCCGGAGAGGTATCTAAGGAACTAACTGACAGGCTTCTACTTCCAAAGGATATCCGAGATGCACACAAAAATGGTTTAATTCATGTGCATGATAAAGATTATTTTGTGATGCATTGCCATAATTGCGATCTGGTCAATCTGGAAGATATGCTCCAGAACGGCACCGTCATCTCCGGCACCTATATCGAGAAGCCACACAGCTTTTCCACCGCCTGCAACATTGCCACCCAGATCATTGCACAGGTGGCTTCGATGCAATTTGGAGGTCAAAGTATTACACTTTCACATCTGGCTCCATTCGTAGATGTTTCCCGCAAGAAGATCACAAGTGAAGTACACAAAGAATTTTACGAGATGGTTCAGAATAATGAAATCGATAAGATGCCGGAGTCTGAAACTATCAATCGAATTGTAGAAGAGCGTTTACATAAAGAAATTGCTCGTGGCGTGCAGACTATCCAGTATCAGGTCGTCACTTTGATGACGACAAACGGTCAGGCCCCTTTTATCACTGTGTTTATGTACCTCGATGAAGTTCCAGAAGGTCAGACTCGTGATGATTTGGCTCTAATTGTTGAAGAAGTGTTAAAACAGCGCATTCAGGGTGTAAAGAATGAAGTTGGTGTATGGGTCACTCCGGCCTTCCCAAAGCTCATTTATGCTCTTGATGAGGATAACATTCATCCTGATTCTAAGTATTATTACCTGACTGAGCTGGCAGCTAAGTGTACTGCCAGGCGAATGGTTCCTGATTATATTTCCGCAAAGGTTATGAAGGAGCTTAAAGGCGGTGTGTGGCCTAGCATGGGCTGTAGATCCTTCCTTACTCCTGACCGCACCACTGAGAACGTAGCTAATGCCAAGAATTGGGTTAAGGGGCATAAGTATTATGGCCGCTTTAACCAGGGTGTGGTCACTATCAATCTGGTAGATGTGGCTTGCAGTTCAGAAGGGGACAAGGATAAATTCTGGAAAATCTTCGATGAACGACTCGAATTGTGTCATCGAGCTCTACAGATTCGTCACAAGCGTCTACTCGGCACTCCTTCTGATATGGCCCCTATCCTGTGGCAGTACGGTGCATTAGCTCGTCTAAAGAAGGGCGAGAAGATCGACAAGTTGCTCTTCGGCGGCTACTCCACCATCAGCTTGGGTTATGCCGGTCTGTATGAGTGTGTGAAGTATATGACCGGCAAGAGCCACACCGATCCTGATGCTAAACCTTTTGCTCTCGAAATTATGCAGCACATGAATGATAAGTGTAACGAGTGGAAGGCCGCTGAAAACATCGATTACTCCCTGTATGGTACTCCTTTGGAGTCCACTACATATGAATTTGCACGTTGCTTGCAGAAGCGGTTTGGTATGATTCCAGATGTTACTGACCATGACTACGTAACAAATTCTTATCATGTCGTTGTCCGTGAACATATCGATGCTTTCACTAAGCTAAAGTTTGAGAGCGAGTTCCAGAAGCTTTCTCCCGGAGGGGCGATTAGCTATATCGAGGTGCCAAATCTGCAGCAGAACATTCCTGCGGTGCTTAGTGTTATGCAGTTCATCTACGACAATATCATGTACGCCGAGTTGAACACTAAGTCCGACTACTGCCAGTGCTGCGGCTACGACGGCGAAATTAAAATTGTAGAAGATGAGAAAAACCACAAGCTTGTATGGGAGTGCCCGAATTGTGGTAATCGTGACCAGAACAAAATGAATGTCGTAAGACGTACTTGCGGTTACCTGGGAACTAATTTTTGGAATCAGGGGCGCACTCAGGAAATCAGAGATCGAGTGGTCCATCTGAGCGACAATTAAATAACGTATAAGTGGTGGGTTGGTGGGATTAAATATACATGGACAGACTAAGCAAGAAGCTGCAAGAAGAGAAAGATAAAGAATCCAAGGTCATGAAATATTACCATTATAAGGACATGGATATTAAAACGCCTTATTGGTTTCTGTATCCGCTTCTTATTGCTATGTATTGGGTAGAAAGATTTCGCACTAAGATCGAAATGTTTCGCCGCAAAAAGCTGAATAAATGGAGCGACAAGCGAACTGACCGTATCCTAAAATATGTGTTCCCAAAAGCGTGCAAGGTAAACACTTTAAACAACAGTTTTTATTTTACTTGCCGTGACAACGCATATCTTCTTCATTGGTCACTATGGAGTAGGCCATGGGATTGGTATTACTGTAACCTTCATAATGTTGAAATTCTAAATTATCTTGCGTGGGATTTTGAAATGCCCGGATATATGAAAACAACAGAGGAAGAAGAGGATTATCCAGATAACTGGATTACGGTTATATTCAAAAAGGAGCTATAAAATGAAAATTTTTGAAAGAAGGTGATTAGTATAGAAGCATGGAAGAGTTTCTTCAAAGCACTTGGTTCTTTTCTTGAAATTGTTCTGATTTTGGTGGCTACATATTTTACCTCGTGGATTACCACGATCGGTATTATCTGGCTGATTTTTAAGCTGCTGAATATTACGTTTACCATCAAAGTAGCAACCGGTATCTGGCTGGTACTGATTTTGCTTGAATGTTTTATCAAAGGTAGTCGAGGTAAGTAAATAAACTAGCAGGGTGGGTGTGGTGGTATGAAAGGAGTCTTATGGATTATTGGTCTGTTGAAGTAATGTACTACGATGATGGGCATCAGGCATTCAATACATATATGGTCAAAGCACAGGATCAGAACGATGCTATGAACAAAGCACATCATCGCTTTGAAAAGGCGCATCCTAACATGAACTGCATGATTCACAACGCAGAAAAGGCAGGTGGCTGAGGTGGAAGACGATAGCGTTATCTATGAAAACATCAATCCTAAAGATGATAACGAAAGATATTTTCTAACTCCATGGGGATGTCTCTGTTGTGCATTTGGGGATTTTGGTCTAAAGTCTCCTGAAATCTCTGGGAAGATGGCTGATGCTTTGATGGATGATTTCTTTGAGATTATGGAAGCAGCTGGCATTATAGAGAGGAAAAATAAATCTTGATAAAAGTGCCGTTTTGTGAGGTGCAAATGTGAAAAAGTGGACTAAAGACCTTCTTGAAGCTAATGGATATGAGCTGAGAAACGCATACGTTAAAAATGTATCTTTTGGAATAAAAGATTACGGATTTCTTTCTCTTGCACTCACTTTAGAAGGTGATGGCTGGGGAGTAAATTACATGGGCCCTTCTATCGGTAGAAGATACTACATCAACGGAGAGTCTATTAAAGATGGCAATGCCGCAAATTTTGAAGGTTATGAAGGCGGATCTGAAGCTATCGTAAGGATTTTAGATGTTGTTGATTGTCCTGAACTTGAATCACTAAAAGGGAAATATATCCGTGCAGCTATCAAAAGAGGAGAGTCTGTGAAAATCATCGGTAATATCATCAAAGATCAGTGGTTTGATTATGGATCTTTCTTTGATGACAAAGAGAGAGAGGAGGCTGGCTAATATGGATGCGGATGAGTTCATTATTAACGTAATTGCAAAGAAAAACAACGGAACAATTGAACTTTCTGTTCCTGATGATGTATTCAATCAGGCTGAACGTATTCTTTTGAAAAACGAACAAGGCGTATTCTGCAAGACTTTCCAGGCGGAAGCCTTTGATAGCGATTCATGGATTAGTACAAAAGATCACAATCCAGATGTAAACCCGAAGTCTGGTTGGAGCGATGACGTTTTGGCGATTGATAAAGATCCTGACGGTTGCAGATATAAAACAATTGCTTCATATTACAAGGAACAGGACTTTTGGACAGATTCAGATGGTAATGTTCTTTTTAATGTGACACATTGGCAACAGTGGCCGGATTACCCGCAGGAGGTAAACGATGATTAACAATCCTTTTGCAGAAGATGGTATCGTTTCCTGTCAGTGCTGTGACAGTGGTGAGTACCTTTATAACGAAGATGGAAACCGAAATAACTACTGCGGTCAGTGTGGCACTCGAATTGACTGGCCGGAAACTAAGTTGGATGACTGGAATGTCCCGACGATAAATCTTCCGAAGCCTTGTAGCACAGTCATGGCAAAATACGGAGAACAAGAAGTTAAAGTGTGGTATTCAATGAAAGGAAATTGGATGCCGGACGATATACTTGCTTATTTAAAAGTGCCTGATGCATGGCGGTATTTAAAGGAGGATGAACGTGAAGAAAGTGATCCTTGAACTTCTGGTTGATGAAAACGACAATGAGAATATCAAGTCTATCGAAGACGATATTCGTATAGAGCTTTCTAATTGTTACCACAATATCGAAATCTCATCTTACAAAGAGGTTGATTATGACCCACGATGGATTCGAGTAAAAGACAGAGAGCCGGTTGTCAGCAACAAGCTCTGCTCCGAAAATGTATATATCCGATATGGTAACGACGGTCCAGCAGAGATTGCCTTTATGGCATGGAATACTCAGTGGTATGACTTGAATTGTGATGTAATCGACAAGCCAGACTTCTGGCGATACATGACCGAGGACGAGAAGCATAAATAACAAAATAGAATTCCGCTTTTAACAGAAAGGAAAGGTATGTTTAAGACTTTCAAAAATACTGCTATGTACGTACTTCTAGCAGCGATTATACTGACTGGATGCAGTACAAATGTGAAAGACTCAGTAGATTCAGTAGGTAATGTAACTGTAGAGAATGGCTGGTTCTATCGTATCAATGACACCCTTATGGTATACGATAAGGATACACACATTATGTATTACTTGTTTAGTGAAAGCAACGGAAATCAAGGCTACGGCTATATGTCTCCTTATTATAATGAGCACGGTCAGATGTGCTACTACGTTGATGGTCAGATTATTCCTATCGAGGAGGTGCTAATCGATGCTGACTGAGATTGCTTGGCTTATGACCAAGACTTATATCATTTTGGTTCTTACGGCTGCGGTAATTCGCTCCGAGCAGATTCTATATGATACCTCTACATATATTTTCGGAGGCGACAAGAAGAACGGAATGTATGGATGCGTCGCGCTGAATGTTTTTATAATCGTATGTGCAAGTATGTGGACGGTGGTGTTTTAAATGAACTACATGAAACTGGTTAATGCTGATAGATTAAAAGATTGTCTTTTGCTGGAGGGAAATCTTGGATATATCAAAACTCTAAAAGATGTTGAACGAGTTATTGATTTTCAAGTAGATCGCCAGCCAACAACTGTATTTGAGTTCGTAGATAATTGTGAGAGCTCGGCATGGGTGTGTAATTATTGTGGTGGCGGAATTAAAGGACAAGAGTCGCCAGAAAGCCTTGGCTATAATCGTTGCCCGTTCTGCGGTCTTTTAATCGAGGTTGGAAAATGAACTACGCTAAAATTGTTCCATGTGATATAGCGAATGGCGAAGGGGTGCGCGTCACACTTTTTGTGCAGGGTTGTGATCACCATTGCCCCAGCTGTCAGAATCCTACTACATGGGACCCGAATGGTGGTCAGCTATTCACAGATGAAACGCTCGATAAAATTATAGATTTACTTCGACCTGATTATATTCAGGGGCTTACACTTACTGGTGGAGATCCACTGTATCCAGAGAACAGGGAGATGATTTGCAAAATTCTAATAAGAGTCAGACACGAGTTTGAAGGAAGCAAAGACATTTGGATGTGGACTGGATATACATGGGAAGAATTGATTCAACAGGCGGCAGAAGAATTGAAATATCAAACTATTCCGACAACTGTAACAATTATTCGAAACATAAACGTGCTAGTCGATGGCCCATATATCGAATCTAAACGAGATATCTCTTTGCCGTACATGGGGAGTTCCAATCAACGTGTAATCGGCTGTAATAAGAGTTTTGCTTTACGAAGACCAGTCCTTTGGTGGACTCCAGAAGAGAAAGGAAAATAATATGGATTTAGGAAACGCAACTAAGTATTTTTATGGGCGTCACGGGGCCGTAGAGTCTGTCACTCCAGTTTATCGCCCCAACATTAAAATTAACAAATTACACGACGATGCTCATCTGCCGACTTATGGCTCTAAAAACGCTGCTTGTGCAGACCTGTATGCATACATCGATTTTGATGACGCAACGATTGTAAATAAGAATGGTGACCGTTGCATTATGATTCAGCCTCATGAGACTGTTAAAGTACATACTGGTCTGCGGATGGCACCGCCGGAAGGTTGGTATGTCGCTATCTATGCTCGCAGCGGTTTAGCAACTAAGCTTGGACTTGCTCCTGCGAACAAAATTGGCGTGTGCGATCAAGATTACCGTGGAGAGTATATCGTTGCGCTACATAACCACTCCAATATCCCGCAGATGATTACTCATGGTGACCGTATTGCTCAGATGGCAGTTGTTCCGTTCTGGCAGGCTGATTTTGAAGAAGTTTCCGAATTGGACGAAACTGAACGTGGGGCCGGTGGGTTTGGTTCTACTGGGGTGAAGTAATGGAGAGTGTATATGAAGTATTATACGGTTGAATCTCATGCCGAGAAAGAAGCTCCATTTGGAATTGCATGGCAAGTAAAGCTGTTTGACGAGCATACTCTTCTGGAGGAATACGACCATATCTTTTATAACGAGATCGCTGGCTACTGCAAATGCCTTGAGGATATGGGGTTTATTGAAAATGTTGAAGTCAAAGTTGATATTAAAAGCGAATTGAAGAAGCTACATGACTTCCAGAAGAGTATCGATGAAATCACGGCGAAGGCCGCGATGCTGGAAAATCCTGCAAAAAGTGTAGAAACACCTTCAATTAGAACGAAATATTCATTCTGGTAAAAGGTAAATTTTACGGAGGTAGTGATTCTATGGCATACGCAGGCAAAAATGGATACGATAAAGACACGGATATTTTATTTCCGATAGCTACTAATATTATTGGATGGGTAGGCAAAGCAGATAGAGAAGAGATTCTTGATCTCAGTTTTGAACGAATTTCCCTTTATCAAGCAGGGAAGATCCTTGAAAAACTTGGCTATCAGAATATTGATATGAGCGAAAACGGATGGGAAATGGATTACTGGTGGGAGTACGAACTTGCCAATAACGCCAATGATATTCCAAACCTTCCTTGTCGAATTCAAATTAAAGGAAGTTGCGCAGAGGGCACAATGATGCTTAATGTTTTAGATAACGAATAACTCTAATAGTAGTGGTGGGTGGGTGGAATAAAGAATATGAAACGAAACATCACAATAAATCAGACTTGCACTTGTAATGGTGATAACTGTACTCAAATTGGAATCATTCGCAACGATGAAGTGTATGTCATGCAAACAAGTTCTCCGAAAAGAGAAGGCCCAGCGGAATTTACATGCAGTATGCCTGAGCCAAAACCTCATTTAAAGGATTCCCTTTATAAGATTGTAGAAAAACTAAATAGTCTTATTGGATTGATTATAGATGTGTTTAACGATATTTGATCAAGGAGATAGTATGAAAGCACATATTCAAGAAGAAAAGAAAACAGCTACATTAGAACTTGGTAAAGGAACGCTGTTTCAAAATAAAGACGGCAAAATTTACAAGGTTTGCGACACGGCAGAATACAATGACACACACACCGACGATGAAGTTATCAAGGCTGCTTTATCTGAAGAAAATAAGGTTCAAGAAAAAAATCTCAAAAATATTTTTAATAGGTTGTTTGTGTTTGCGGCGAATAATATTTGAGGAATAAAATATGGTTTATGACATTAAAACAGTTCCAGAAGATACTCCTATATGGTGTACTGGATTTAGATTTGACGATACAAAGGCTGGCATCAAATGTGAGCCTGTCTTTGGTACTTTTGAAGAAAGAAGTTGCTATTCTAAGTTCCATACCTTGAGTAACAAAACGAGATCAAAGACTTTTAGCGTTGGGGCAAATCCTGATTGTTATCGTTTCGCAGACACTTATGAAGAAGCGGCAACTGAATATAATGGTATGATTTTCGCTGCAAAATACGAGCTTATTAAAAAACAAGAATATCTAGAGCAGTGCTTGCTGGCTGATAAGAATGGGTCAGTATATAATCGTGTAAGTATGCAGTAAAATGTATGTTTTAAAGCGTGGTGAACGTAATGGAAGTTTGGGAACTAAATCTTCTGCATAATGGGGATATAGAACGAATATGTATGTGCTCTGACGAGCAACCACTATTTGAAATGGCGGTCGATAGGGCATTTAATTTATTTGCAGAAATAAATGAATGGCCGCTTAAACAAGAACATTGCCATGCTTCCGTAAGTGTAAATGACAAGCTTCGTTCTATTTTTGTGAAGATTAGCACACAAGACGATAATACAGTTGAACTTTGGGAGTATAAATGGGAATGTATTTATAAAGAACCTCATGAAGACAAGTCTAGTGACACCTTACTTCAGGAAGTTGTTTCTCGTGTACGAGACATTCCAAAACTATTTTATGATTGGGCAGAGAATTTCTGCTGGAAAGCGAGAAAAAATGGCTATTTGCAGTAAATGTCTACATAAAGAAGTATGCGCTTTTAGGAAGCAAACAAAAGATAGTTGCGCCGAATCTTGCGAAGACTTCCTAGGTTGGGTCAAGGTCTGTGATGAACGTCCGATCCTTTTAAAAGACAACGTTGTAATAAGCGATTACGGTATGTCGTTTATTGGATATTACGATTACAATAAGAGAGATCGAGAACACTTTTGCGATTCAAACACCCTCGAAAAAATTTATGAATGTCCATCTTACTGGCTGAAAGGACTTGCTTTACATGAGCAGGAAAAAATCGCTAACAAAGAATATAAACAACGATTGGTGGCTCGCAAAGAATCGGAGAGCGTACTTCAAACTGTTCCTGATGCAGACGATAGTTGACTTTTTTGACGCAATTTGCAGAGCGTGTGAGAGAATCGAAGGATGGTGTAAGAGATGAGAAAGATGTCACTAAAAGAGATGAACAGAATGTACCATCTTCGAGAGCATGGCCGTTCTAAAAAGGTTCGTAAAAAGAATCATCATCGGGCGCAAAAATATCTTAATAGATTTGGTGCCATTCCTTACGATTACGAAAAATACATTTAAGAACTAGACTTTTATAAAGGAGAACGCTAATGAAGGATTTTGACTTTTATAGAGCGAAATATGTCCGTGACAGAAAATGGCAAATTGAGTTTTTCGATAAAAACGAAAAATACATTGGCTCTATTTATAAAGTGGGGTCAGATGTCGTCCGTGGCTACTGTGAGTGTCTAAGAGACCTTGGTTACAAAACAATTTTATAAAACTTTGATTCTTATAAAGGAGGTTCACAATGATTATTGATTGCAAATCTATCGCACAAGATATCAAAAATAAAATCAAGAATATTATCGCAGAAGCCGACTACGCTCCTGTTTTATATATTTATCAAGTAGGGGACAACCCTGCATCTAATGCTTATATTAGAGGTAAATTGCGTGACTGTGAAGAGGTGGGAATCGAAGCGGAGCTTATCAAGTTGTCAGAAAATATTACTGAAGATGAATTGAACAACAAGATCTTAGAAGATTATAATTATAATTGGGAATATATGGACGGTATCATTGTTCAGCTTCCGTTGCCAAAACATATCGATCCTAAAAATATTTGTATTCCAGATGAACTTGATGTTGATGGCTTTAATTCCACATCCAAATTTCAGCCATGTACTCCACTGGGCGTTATGAAGATTTTTGACTCCATAGGTTACGATCTGGATGGTAAGAATGTGCTTGTATGTGGTCAGTCTGATATTGTTGGTCGTCCACTGGTTGATATGCTGATTAAGCGCCATTGTAATGTGATCTCTGTGAATAGTACAGGGAGCTACATGAAGAATACTGCTTACGTTACAAAACTAGCAAATGTTGTCATCTCTGCGGTTGGAAAACGCAATTTTATTTCTCGTATAGATCTATTCAACACAGATGTCTGCATTGACGTTGGCATCAATTACGACGAGAATGGCAAGCAACATGGAGACTGCGCTGATGAAGTCTATAAGATGAACAATATCAAAGTGACCCCTCGTATCGGAGGTGTCGGACTGATGACCAGGGCGATGCTCTTATATAATGTATGTGTGGCTAAATATGGTGAGCATAAGATGGAGAACATCCTATAATATAGATGATAAGAAGTGGAGAACATCATGGAAAGTAAAGAAACAAAGTTGGTGTACACACCAAAAGACATCCAGAAGATGCTGTCACTCAGCAAGAGTGCGGTATACAATCTCATTCGAGACGGCTCTATTCCGTCTGTTAAAATCGGACATTCCTATAGAGTCGGTGTAACCCAGTTTAATCAATGGTGTAAAGACAATGCAATTGACAAAATTTGCTGATGCGACATGGGTTCTTTGCCGTGGCTAGGTTACATCTTGGTTACATTTTAGGTTACATAATGCCAAAAAGACAATATGGACTATATGGACAATATGCACTATATGCACCGATTTTCAACAAAGATTTACTGAATTATCTGCACTATATGGACAATATGCACTAAAAAGACCGATTTGATGGCAGTTCGACTCCCATCGCCTCCACTTCTAACGGCTAGAAATTGACGTTAATTCGTTAGTTTCTAGCCGTTTTCTTTGTAAAAATGTAACCGGTTACATTTTAGGTTGCATTTTATTTTGGAATTTGTTACAATGGTGTCGTGAAGATTTTTTCTCGGTTACATTTCAGGTTACATAGCTGGTTACATCAACTGGCGAGATTTTCAAAAAGGAGAGTCTAAAATGAGAGAGAAAGTTGTGCAGAACATCTATTACGACCGAGAAAAGAAAACCTATATTGTCTACTTCAACTACGGCAAAGATCCTTCTGGTAAGTATATCCGTAAGACTAAAACCTATAAGGACATCCGCACAGCAAAGCGTGAATTGAAGAATTTTGAAGCAGAGAAGGTCAACCAAGAACTCATAGATCCTTCTAGCGTCACCTTCAAGGAATACGCAGAACAATGGCTCAAGTACAAGACAGCAAGCTGTGAGGACACTACAATTTACGGTTACAGCCAGTTCTTGAATAAACATATCTATCCATTCATGGGTGATATGCAACTTCAAGACATCACAACAGACACGATCAATGATTATATTTATTTCAAAAGTCATTGCAAAAAGAAGGATAACCCACTCAGCTTAAATTCGATTCGCAAACATTATGACCTGTTAAAGCAGCTCTTTGATAGAGCGGTTGATTCAGGTAGGATAAAAAAGAATCCTGTGAACAGCGTCGCTCCGCCTAAAAAGACCGCTGCCGAAATATCTGTGTACACCGCAGAACAGTTACAGATGCTATTTTCGATTATAAGAGGTACAAGAATGGAACCCATTGTAAAACTTGCAGGATACCTTGGGCTTCGTAGAGAGGAGATATGTGGACTAAAATGGGAATCAGTGAATTTTGAAAAGAACGTAATCTATATCAATAACGCAAGAACGTTTGCTGGTACTACTGTAGAAAAGGGGACAAAGAGTAAGCGTAGCACTCGTGTTCTGGCAATGCCGCAGGATTTGGCAAAAACTCTAAAAGAGATCAAAGCAGAGCATGACGACTACAAAACAAAACTTCAAGCCGACCATGGATTTGAGTATGTGATAAGCATGGAAAACGGGATGCCTATGCGTCCAAACTACGTCAGCGATTGCTTTAAGAAGACAATTGATGATGCACATCTACCGCATATAACCCTCCACGGTATTCGTCATAGTTTCGCTTCTGTTGCAAACGAACTTGGGATTCCTCTTTATGAAATATCCACATCCCTTGGTCATTCCAATACAACTATCACAGAGCAGATTTATGTAAAGCTGTTTGATGCAAAGCATACGGACACCATAAACACAGTTGCTGATGCGCTCGCCACAAAAGATAAATAATCTAATCAAGGTGCATGAACACTCTCCGACGCCTTTTATTGAATCGCAACAGAATAAGTGGCATAATATAAAAAACCGACTTGGAGGTTTCGCACAATGACTGAATTTGAAGTTGAACGTATCAAGCAAGCGCTCGCAATTTTAAAAGAACAAAAACTTAAAACATATGAAGATCAGGTCGGTAGATGTGATAACCCCAAACAATTGGCTAGAGAAGTCAAAAAGTATACCAGTGCTATAAATGATGTTGAGGCACTGCTTAAAAATTATGGTCTTCTTACGGCGGGCGTATCGCAAACAGCAGAGCAGTTAAATAGCCCTGAAAAAGAGCACATGTATCGCTTTGGTGTTAAATACAAAGCATATGCACCAGAAGAATATGCTGATTGGGCTTATAACGAAGTCCGCACCCAAACCGGTTGTACGGAAAATGAAGCAAAAGAATATTTAGAATCACATTTGCAGTTTGAATATTGTAATGATAAAACTTTCCGTGACTTACAAATCGAATTGATTGATCAATTTTATTGAGGCTATCATGAAGAAAGAAACGTATCTGCCACTTGAGATGTTAAAGAAAATTACAGAACAATACCCAAAAGCATGGGAGCAAATGGCAATGTTTCATAGCGAAAATGGGTCATCAGAACTTGGATCATGGCCTAAATGGTGCTATACCCCAATGAGCGCTGCGTTGGCAGTAGCATCCAAAGGGTATGATTTAAACAAGCTTCCTATTGATATAAGAATGGGAATAACATCCGTGGCTCAGGCAATATTTGCATTAGCTCCGTGGCGATTAAGTAAAGAGGTCTATGTCATCGATGAAGATTTAAAGAATCTTTTATTTGAGCAAGACGGAGAACTCGATGTCCCTGACGAAATATTATTACAGCTTCCATATCCGTGTTTTTATGTAGAACTGCCAAACACATACTATAGGACAGATAAGATTCATGGATTCTTTGTGACGCTGGAATATGACATTATTAACGATGACAAAGAGTTAAAACCTGTTTTTCTTACGGAAGATGGAAGCGTATTCAGCTATTCTATTCATATTGGAGCAAAAACAATAGAGGAAAGTGTGGATATGCTCGATAAACAGGCTCTTGAAAATACGAACGGAAATAAAGAACTAAAACGTTTGGCGCTAAGAGCGATACAGGATTCAGCAGAAACAAAAATATTCTTAAAACGAATCCTCCAAGTGATATTATATATTCTTGCACAAAACGCAGAAATTACGCAAAATTTTGAGCAGTCATTTATCACAAAAAGAGGAAAAACAATCAAGGATAAATATTCAGAAATACGCAAGTGGGATGTTGGTATTCGTGTTGGGGCTGCAATAAGGCAGCAGAAAATGCGTGAGCAGTCTGAACAACCAGAACGCAATCAAAATGGGCATAATTCTCCAAGACCTCATATGCGTCGTGGTCATTGGCATCATTTCTGGACAGGACCAAAGACACGACCTGAAGAACGCAAACTTATTTTAAAATGGCTATCACCTATGACGGTTGCAACAAACACGGATGATACGCCTGTTGTAATTCATAAGGTGGGACTATGAATAATCCAACAATACTTGATATCGCTCTCGGCTTCGTTCTGCACAAACATAGCCGGGATGAATTCGGTTGTAAAAATAATAAAGCACAGGCTATCCGTGAGATGTCAGATAATGAACTGGCCGCGTTCTTAAATGAGCTTGTCGCACAGCAAGATAATTGCCCGCAAACAATCGACGGCTGGAAAGAATGGCTGACAGAGGAAATAAAATGAATAAAATAGAAGTGATTTGTTGTAAGGACTGCGATTTTTGGAACGCATGGGATAAACATGGGAATCTGTGTAGTTGTGCCCACTTTACACAAGATGATGCAGCGCCTGTATATACTAAACCTGACGATTTCTGTAGTTACGCAGAAAAGAAGTAAATGCTAAAAAATGGGGTACTGGTCCAATTAAGGATCAATACCCCATCTGTTTTTATACTAGTTCAATATCACTTGGCTCTACGTAGCCCGATACATTCACTGAGATTGGATACTTGCCAATGCGACTTTCAAGATTTGTCACTCGATAGCGACCATTGACTAGTTTTCCATCATAGATAAACCATTCTCCCCGGCGGCGCATACCGCAATGAGTCTGGCTGTTTGAAAATAATACTCCGTCTAATTTAATTTTGTCTCCTGCGCACAATGTATTCTTGTTATCTGCCATTAAAACGAATTCCAAGTTGCTGGCCCACAGATACCGTCAGCTGCCAGTCCATGTGCTTTCTGCCATTCCACTAGCTTAGCTTTTGTGCCAGCGCCAAAGATACCATCCACTTTCAAGCCAAGATGTCGCTGCAACACAGTGACAGCATAAGACGTGCCACTAGTGCAGTCCTTAGAACCCTGACGAATTGTAGGCATGATTTTACTCACGACATGATAAGCAGTACCGCTCTTACTAATCCAACGGCTTGAAGCCTCACGCACATCGACGTGAACGAAACCGCCTGTCACTTGTGCACGACTATAATAGCCAATACCGCCGTGCTTCTGAAAGTAGGGGAGGGAAGCCACATACAGTGCAATACGGATTGGATCGATACCAGCGATGTGAATATCTGCCGCTGTACCCAGACAATGCTGGCTGCGAGAACTGCCACCGATTGAAATATTGTACGCAGGAGTACGGTAGGCAGAACTAATTAGAACTGGTTTGCCAAAGTGGTCACGAATCTGTTGCAGAGTCTCTACCAGCTCGGTTGCCACCTTGAATTCATCACTCTTATCATTGCAAGCAAATTCATAAGCGCAGAAATTCTTAGACAATTTTTTATTCCAGTCCTTTTTCATGGAATATGTAATAATGCCCATGGAAACACACCTTCAATCTTTCTTGAGTTCGGTTTCAATTCTTTCGTTCTGAATGTCCATCTCTTTAACGGCAGCTTCAATCATCATCTCAATAACAGGAGTGACCTTTACACCCATCTTCTCCAGAATAGTGATAACGTACTTCTTCTTATCGGCTTTCTTAATCGCTCCGGTAAGACCAAGCTTTTCAGCTGCACGGACAGCCATCTGGACAATCTTGTACATACCAATCTGCTTCAGGTAAGGAATCCCATAGGCGATAAAAGCAGTACCTGCACCAGTGATAACCAGCTTGACAACAACAGAAATAATCTGATTCATATAATCCATCATAATATACCTCCTGATAAAATAAAAACCCTGAGGCACCAAGCCCACCGGGTCAATGATTCATACGTTTATTCTTCTGTTTTTAAGAATCCATTCGTGTGCAGCATTTCATCGTACATACGCTCCACATTCTTGATGGCATGTGGCATCTTATTATTCTTATACTTGGGGTGCGTTTTGCAATATTCATTGTATTTCCAAATAACATCAAGAATCTCATCGTAGTCTTCTTCAGTATGTCCAAGTCCTCTGACAAGCTCATTATTGAAACGAAGAACACGGCTACGATAATTATCCGCTTTACGTTCTTCGCCTTCTTCAATGTGTGCGTCAAGCTTCTTTCTAGTTTCTTCCTGTTCTGTTTTGATATCTTTAATTTCTTTCATTACGCCAGCGTTAAGAGCGTTACCCAATTGGGTGGCTATCCAAGACTACGGATTGATTTCGATTTTCGATACTTGAATAATAGACATAACTGCTACAATCAAACCACTACTGCCAGCCATAACAGATCCAAGATGATTTAAACAAAAATTAAGAATCTCTTCCATTTAACTTTCATCACCTCGATTCTTAGACGGCCAATTGATTATCACTGCGTGATCTCTTCAAAGCCGCTCTTCACCAGAATGGCTTTCACCTTCTCCTTCAGCAGGCGGGGGCAGCGCTCATACAGAGCCTTTGCCTCCTCCACAGTCTCAGCAGACATGATTTCCTGTGCCCATAACATCGCCATCATATGTACCGTCCTTTCCAATTTTTGTGTGATTCGTTTAAGCATACACAATCTCGCTCATTTCCATTAGACATTGTGTAAACATCTCATTCTTCTCCTGAAGTTCTGCGATTTTTTCAGAATCTGTCTTTTCGGTAGGTTCTGACCAATCCAAATACTTTTCAGGAGCAGCCGTGACCTTTTCGAGGTCGATTTTGCTTTCATCCGCCACGATTTCCCGGTAATCGCATTCCCACACCTGCTGTGCAGGTTGAGATTCATCGTACTTCCGTTCCGTCCACTGGCCGTTAACGCAGATGAAGATATACAGCGTGTGTTTGTCACACACAAACCGAACGGCGGGCTGCTCTGCATCGAAGCTTGCTTTCATATGCAACAACTCCTTTCGCTTGTTTTATTGTCGTGAATATGTGAAATTTCTTTGCGAACCGTAATAGATTCGTGCCTTTGATACACCCGAAATAACTAACACATTTTTGTGCCTGTTTCTCGGTCATTTTGCGGTAACGCTTCTTTGTCGGCTTCTTGTATGCTCGTCTGACACGCAAGAAAACGCGCCGCCTAATGGTCACATGGTCGCCATATACACGAAATCCCATAGTGTCCACAAAGTCCGTCTCGCTTATCTTACGAACGTTCCATGTGGGCTTAATGGTCAGACCCATCTTGTCCTTGGCGTAAGCGATAATGGCATCAACTGCCTTATGCATGGCTTTTGCGTTACACCCGATCAGCAGGATATCATCCATGTAAAACAAAACGTGCTTTACCAAACGAATAGGTTTACCGCGCCGTGTGTAGCACATCCGTTCAGATATCTCGTGGTAGAGCTGGCTCATGTACAGATTACACAGATACTGGCTTAGATAAGAGCCAATTGATAGCCCTACATCAAAAGTGCTCACCAACTCCCTAACAAGCCAACGGATATCCGCGTTGGCGACGTACTTGTCCACAAAGGCCAACAGCTTATCCTGCGGGATGCTCGGAAAGCACTTCTGAACATCCAACTGAGCCACATACTTTGCATCATGTGCCCTTAGCCACTTGCGTACATGCTTCAGCCCGTAGTATGGCCCACGGCCTGGAATACTGGCACATTGATACTCGCCAATACGCTTCATCAGGTCACGCATTGCATAGACGGCCACATAGTCATATAGCTGCTGGCTGACGTGCTGGATACCAATGCGGCGCAGTTTGTGATTCGATGCGTCGATTTTCTCCTTGTACCATATCGGCACAAAATACAATTCTTTCTTTGCCAGCTGCTTTTGCATGTAACGTGCTGCAATTACGATGAGGGCGGGTTTCTCCCCGTTCTGTATCGCGTGTAGGATTTCATCTTTGCTCCTTCCTGTAATATCGGAAAAGAATTCAAGCACATCCCGACGTTTCCACTTTTTGCGCAAGCATTCACTCGCACAAAACTCTAAAAATTCAAAATCAAGGATATTAACGTTTTTACAATAACGTTTCATATACATCCTTTCTAAGGCTCAATCGCTTCTGTTCGATTGTTTGCTATACAGGGCTTTCGATTTCTCTACTAACCCCGCCCTTCTGTGAGCAATTTTCAGCCAACGACAGATGCCGCATCAGCTGAGGAGCCATTCTGGCTACAACTTCAGTTGCGAAAGATAGAGCAAAATAACATAAATAAATTAGATACAAACAATCTGCGGCCAAGTAATTCCAGTTCCCGTTCCCAAGCCTGTTCCTGCAATTCACATACGATGCGCCTGCATTCGACCTGTTCCTGAGATTACCGCTGCTCTACCAGTCCCTTATATAAATTGATATAAATTGATATTCGATTTGTTGCCTTATGCCACCTTGCGTTCAGTGGGGCTTCCCCCTCTGCCGCAAGCGGCATTCACCCCCGGCGCAAGGTGTCAATCGGCGGCCAAGGAATTCCAGTTCCCGCTCCCAAGCCCGTTCCAGCAAGTCACAAACGAAGCGCCAGCATTCGACCCGTTCCAGAGAGCACCGCCTTGCAGATACTCGCGCATAGTGTTCTTGCTCGCGTTACCGCCACCGTAAATCATATCGCCAACGCCAGTTTTGTTTCCTGAGCCTTTTGCGGTAGGCCACGTCACGCAGGTCTCAGGGTCGAAGCCAATATCTCCGATCCACCAGTCGCCTGCAGGGATATTGCCGACTTTTTTATACTTCGCCAGAATCTCAGCGTCGGTCTTAGTATGAGCCACACCAGCAGGGCAGACGTATACATCCTTGCCGTTGCTGTCATCAAAAGCGAGGGCCATATCACTAAAGACTTCATAGCCACCCACAGCGTACTCGATACCCTGCACGCGGTATGGATGCTTAGAATCCGTGTTGCTAACAGGACTGCCATCATGGTGGCCAATAACAGCATCTGTTGTGCCGCTGTGCCAGTGCATCGTTGTCAGTGTGATGGGTGCATTCAGAGTATCGGTCAAGGCAACGGGCATGGTGTCAAAAGCGTCACAATCCAAATACACGGCGCTGGTCGTATCATCGATGGGTTCAATCTTGAGAATTTTGACTTCGTCTGCATACTGATGGATGGTCGAAACGCCACGGTCATTATTGACGGTGCCGTCGCTGTTCTTTGAGCCATATCCGACAGAAACCCGGCTTCCAACCACCAGATTCTTCGCCTGCTCCGTTGTAACAGGGAAGTAGGTAAGCTTCTCGCTTCGCTGTACAGCTGCGGGATACTGCAAACTATAGCCTGTGCAACCTGCGTACTTTTCCTGACTGGATTTCACTGCGTACTTGATGGAGTTAAACAGAATTTGCCATGCAACCTTTTCGCCGCCAGCACCCTTGTAACCGGGGCCCTTCTTGGCGTAGTCATCAATCAAGCTGTTGTACGACTGGTTGCGTGCCGGGACGAGGTCATATACGCTTCGCAGCAGCCCATCCTCACCCACACCGCTGAAGAACTTTGAGTGAATGACGTAGGGATATACAGTATCACCAGACTTGGCAGCAGCCCATGGAGTATAGCCGTCACGGGGAGAATCGGTGATAGACCACAGGATATAATCCGGGTTGCTGTCGTCCCACTTGACGTAAGGGGTCATCTGAATAACACCAACGTCCACAGTGCCAGTCTTGCGGTAATCGTCGCTCAGATGCTCAATGGCTGTCGGATAAGCGTGGCCGCTTGCGTCCCGCTTATAGTTGCAGTTGTACCACTTGAACAAGGGGATATCTGCGTAGTCGTCCTGCCCCTCGATGGTGTCGGTGGACGGCTCGCACACGAGGCCCACGTTGTCGTCCAGCTTCTCACAGTTGACGGTCGGGTTCGTGGCAAAGCGTGGGATTTTTACGGTGTAAACCTTTCCAGTGCGAGGGAGTTTAAAGAGCACGTCAACGGCCAAGTCCAATGCGCTTGCGGCGGGGATGCCAAAGTCCAGCACAGCATTATGCTCATCGCCGGAGTTAGTCACAGTCGGTGCGGAGCCAGCATCAAGGACGGTTACAGTGCCGATAGTGACAGTGGCGGCAGGGCCAACGGGGCCTGTAGAACCAGTTTCGCCCTTGGGGCCCTGAGGGCCAACGTCACCTTTTTCGCCTTGCGGACCAGTATCACCTTTATCTCCCTTGACACCATTGACGATAACTTTCTTAATCTGTTTATTAGCATAACCCTTTGCCAGAGCCAGAGTTTCTATATCCATATAAACCACCTCACTGGAGTACCCACTCATTATTGGAGTCGTACATATAAACTTCTCCACCACTATCGCCGTGAATTACATATACTACATCACCAAAGCAAGGGGATGGAATGTTAGCAAAATCTTCCTTTGTGTCGCACTTGTATACGTGTGATGGAGTAACCGTAATACCGTATTCATTTATCAACTTAACCATATCTGCCTCCTATAATAAAAAGAGCCGGGGCAATCAGCCTCAGCCATTGATCAAATATTTCTCCAAGATAGCCTTTGCTTCCTTCATGGATTCTACAGAATTACCGTCGATACCGTGACTCAGCAGAGCCAATAGGGCTTGCATCACAACAGAGAGAGCGTGGTCGTTCTTTCCCAAGTGTTGTTCTGCTGCGGCCATCTTCCGGGAATGCTCCTCCAGCAATAGGACCGCCAGTGGTGTCATTTTTAGGCGTCAGCGTTTTATTCAATGCGACCAGTTGCTCGGCAATTTTCTGCAATGCGATTACGATTGATTCTGTATTGGTCGTACAGTTCGTATCAAATGTCTGGATCGTTGCGGTAAACTCCTTCCCGGTCTCATCGAGGGCTTTAGTATTTCCTGTGCCACAATTCCTCTTTTTTATTAACAATTTTCTAACAACGTGATAAAATGAAATTGCACAATCTCGTCGAGCGTGCATATTTCCTTTTACTATTTTGTTGTGTGGAGAAAGTCTCTATGGTTTGTCCATTGTCATAGGGGCTCTTTCCGTTTTTATGTGCATTTACTTTGGCTTACATACTGTGAGCCAGTGATAGTGCGGTTTATCCTCGTGGAATAACAAGTGTCGCAGCCAATCGTCAACATAGATGCACAACAACGAAAGAAAGAACTATAGCACTGTAAACGGTAGACAGATTTGACCTAGCAAATTGAAGGGTAGGGAAGAGTAGTCCCAGATATGTAACCCCAGCATCAGATTCAGCGGGATACCCACGACAAGTTCCATTGCAGTTACGAACAATGCACCGACAAGACCCTGTTCCCACATCGGCATCTCCCATGGAATATAATTGTTCAGACCGCCGATCACAACAAAGCAGATGCCACCTACCACAGCCATAGTCCAGTGTGAATAACCACGCCACAATATTTCAATGCAATAATAAAGCGCCCCTCCTATCAAAAAGAGAATGATGCACTTTAGATATTCTTTAACTTTACTCTTCATGATCTGACTACCTGAGCAATGCTGTCGTACTCGATTTTAATAGCATTAAGCTGTTCTAAAGTGTTACATTCCTTAATGCTCAATTCCAACTCCTGTTGATGAGAAACAAATGGTTTAACATATACACCAATTTCTAGAGCTAACGCAGCTAAATTTTCATACGTCTACTCTACACATTCGGCACCAGTGCTATTCCATGTTAGCTTAAACGGCTGTGCGGTGGCTACAGAAATTTGATATAGAGCAAGATTTGAAGTCAACAAGGATTGCTTCTCACTTGTAACAGAATAATATTTACCATCTGTCCATTGTAATGGATGATTTTCAAGATATGTAGCTAGAATAGTTTTACTTTCCAAAACCTTTTTTTCTTTCTGAATCTTTAATGTATTTTCAGGATTGTTTTCAGTGAGTTCTGTGTATTCTTCTTTTGTTAATTTTCCTGCTAAATAAAAAGTATCTAATTTTGCAGTAAAATTATTTGTTTTTCCGGAAGCGATTACTTTTTTGCATAGTTCATAAATGCTCATAATAAATTACACTCTCCTCCTTTCTCTTTATTTAGCAGTTTCATCATCTGTCACGCCCAGCTCAAGAAGAGTCAGACGGTAGTCCTGATCAAGGTTCAAAGCGTCCGCGTCCGCCAGAGCGGATTTCAGTGCTACTACCATTTCTGGCAACCTTTCCCTTATTTCCTTCTCCTGCCGGGTGGGCAGAT